GTAGTACTAATTTCATAATTCCCGCCGGTTTTGCTTAAAAGCTGACACGAGGACCGCCACGATGATTCAAGTAAAGGACATGAGCAAGGACGTTACCCGCCAATCCATCGGTGGATTCGGCGCTTTGGTCCCCGACGTAGCGCGAGAGGTCGGCGAGGCTGGCCCAGCGAAGCCACTCGCGGACTGGGCGTTGATCGCTGGCTTCGTCGTGGTGCTCGGGGGCCTCTTCTGGAGCGCGCTCTATGCCGTGGATCTGGAAACGTTCGCCGAACTGGTCATTTTGTTCGCCCTGGTTGCCTCGATGTTTCCGGCTGATGCGGTTTGGCGGTTGGTGGGGTAGGTAGGGCATTTCGTTTTTCTGAGGGGCTCGTTATTCGGCCCCTTTATTTGAAGCTAAAACAGACCTTCAACCATAGTCAATTTACTTGAAAGCCAATGTCAGACCTCGATTTGCGCGTTAAGCGCCCGCTCAAAGCACCCGCCGAAACTGACTGGCCGGCTTGGACCAGTGAGGCGAAAGTCATCGCCGACACACTGAAGAATAGTGGCCTGCAGGACAAGTCCGTGGCCATTGAAATAGGTGTGGATGCGGCCGTTCTCTCCAAGGTGCAGACGGGTCAAGCAAGGCTGTCGGAGCCGAGCATGGACGCGCTGATGGACGCCTGCGGGTCTGAGGCGTGGTTGCATTACTGGCTACTCAAGCGGGGCTATGACCCGCGCTGCTTGCGTCGCATTGAGACGGACCTTGAAAGTGAGAACCGTATTTTGCGTGAGCGTCTTGAGGTAGTTGAGCGGGAGCGCGAAGTCGAGCTTCGGCTTTATTCGAAAATCCGAGTTACTTCGTAGGGGATGGATCATGAGTGGATTCTGTGTGTATGGCGGTTCGTTGGCGATTGCTCGGGCGCGCGCCGAAAAGCATGTGCCGCTGCGCGACCCCGAAACCAAGCGCCCTTATACCGAGGCGGAATATCGCGCGCTGGTCGAGGAATACGCCAAGCGCACGTTTCCGCTTATGAAACCCCTGCAAATCAGCCCCGCCTTCGATGCCCCGCAATTCGCCGGCGAGTGGCTTTCTCTTGCCTCCAAAACCGATCTCTATCGGGACTTCTCGATCATGTGTCGGGGGGGGCTTCACGACGCCAAGGGCAACCCGAAGATCAGCAAGACTACCGGCCAACAGTTAATCGGCTGGGTCAAGTACGAGCCGGTTCCGCAGCGTCGCGCGGCATAGCCTAAAAAATTTTGCCCTTTTGTGAATGCGCGCAGCCGAACTGACAGGACGCAAATTATGAAAGTCGAAATAGGAAGAATCCCGCTCCGCATCTCATTGGACTCGCCAGCGATTGGCGACGTCTACCGCGCTAAGGGCGGGCGCGGCACTAAGTTTTTCGTGGTGGCGGCGATCACCGGGAACATTGCGCACGCGTTGGGCCTGAACGCCGAGGGCGATATCGTTAGCACGACCAGTTACGGCACGCATGTATTCGCCAGTCGCGATTTGGTCGGGCGCGTGAATGACCTGGCTGAGTTGACGCTGAATATTGAGTGGGAGCCGATATGAGCGCCGAGCAGAAAGCCCTTCATGCCTGCGCCGACTATGCGCGCCTGCACGTCGAGATTAAGCGGTTGACGCTCGCATTAGGCGACGCGCTGGATCATTGTCCTGGCGTCGCGGGTAAGCGCCTGCCAGCCGATTGGGTGACCTGCAGCGGAGACGATGCGCAGGCTCATCACGATGACATCACGCACCTGAAAGAAGCCTATACGCCCGAGACAGTGGATGGCGAGTACGAACCACATCTGGTCTGGATGAACGACTTCGAGATTCGAGAATATCTTGCCGTTTGCCCACATTGCCTCGCCGCTCACGAAGCCATTCAGGCCCGTAAGGCGGCTCGCAAAGCGCTTGGTAAGGCGAAGCGAGCTATCACGATGATTGGACGCGCGGCTAGCAAGGCGGCCGCATGAACGGCCTACCAAGCCCATTATCGTCAGCGGACGCCGAAAAGGTACGCGAAGTCATGCGGCTTTTAGCCTCCATGCGTAACCAAGAGGCGGGGGCGGCGATGGTTGCGCGCCTCGCCCTCATGGTGGCGAAAACGCCGCACGCGCTGAGCGACCGCCAACCTCACAACGAAAAGAGGGGCGATTAAATGCCCGTAAGAATTCTCCGGGAAGGGATATTGACAAGCGAGCGAGTTGACCAACTCTCGCCAGAGGGCGAGGTCTTTTATAGGCGGCTACTGTCAGTCGTGGATGACTTTGGGCGCTATTACGCGAACCCGAAGCTTCTGCGTTCGGCGTGCTTCCCGCTGAAAGAAAAGCTTGAGTCCGAACAGGTGCTTAAGTGGGTAGATGAATGCGTTCGCGCGGGGCTGATAATTGTTTACCAGCACGAGGGTAAGGACTACTTAGAGGTTGAAAGATTTGGTCAACAGGTTCGCGCAAAGAAAAGCAAGTTCCCGGAGAAGATTGCAAACGCTAAGAATCCGTTAGCAGATGCGAAGCAGATTACAGAACCTGCTCACCTAGTCGGAGACGTAGGCGAAGTCGGAGACGGAGACGTAATCGAAGACGAAGGCGGAGACGGAGGCGCAGTCGGGGAAATCGAGCCGACGCGCGCAGTCGAGATTGCGGTCTTTCTCAGGCGCTCTGGGATCGACGGCGCCAACGCTTCCAACCCGCTTTTGATCGAATGGGCCGATAACCCGAAGGTCACCGACGATCTTCTGGAAACCGCTGTTGGCATGGTCAGGGAGCGCAAAGCAACCCGCCCCGGGCCCAGATACATCGCGCCAATCATTGCCCAACTGCTTAATCCGCAGGCCAATGCGCCGCCTGGAAAGCTGAGTGCGCGCGACGAATCACGAATGGCAGCGGCGGCATCAATCGGACTGGGGGCAAAAAAGAATGACGAACTTGGCTACATCGACGGCGATATCCGGGAAGTCCCTTAACCCAATGGATTGGCTCTTTGGCGAGCTGCACGGACTGTTTGGCAACAAGTTGCTGGACGCGTTTCGCAGTGGCCACACGGTCGACGGCTTGGACACTGGGATTGAAAACATGAAGCGCGTGTGGGCGGAAAAGATTCGTGCGAACGATTTGAAAATGGCCGATGTGCGTGCCGGATTGAAAGCCGCTGAGCGCCTCAAGTGGCCGCCGACCTGGGGCGAGTTTCTGGAAATCTGCAAACCATCGATCAATCTCGACGCGGCGATTTACGAGGCAATCGAGCAAATCCGACTGAGGCAACAAGGCCAAGACGAGTGGAGCAATCCGGCGTTTTACTGGGCGGCGATCAAGGTCGGCGAGCGCGACATGCTCGAGCTGATGTTCAGCCAGATCAAGCCGCTGTTCGAGCGAGCGCTGAAAGTCGTGCTGTCTGGCGAAGTGTTGCCGGTACCGGCCCGTGTTGCGCGCCTGGAAGCGCCCGCCAAGACGCCTGAGCAGTTGGAGCAAGACCGGCTGCGCATCGACGCTATCGCCCGCAAAGCGTACACGCCAGCCAAGTCCGTGCGCGAGGTGATCGGGAATATCGGCTGGGCGCGGCGAATCGTTGAAGATAATCAAGCGACCGGCAAAGTGCCGTTGAACAAGCTGCGCATCGCGCGCGAGGTGATATTCAATGTGACGGGCGTCGAAGCATGACCTCCCTCCGCCTCCCCACCAAAGCCGCAGCGAAGCCGAGCAAATACCGCAACAAGGTAATTGTGATGGACGGGCTGAAGTTCGACAGCAAGCGCGAATACGCCCGCTGGTGCGAATTGAAATTACTTCAAAGCGCCGGGAAGATTCGCAACTTGGTTCGGCAAGTCGAATTCAAGTTGGCGCCGGCCGTTTCGATCAAAGGCAGAAAGCGGCCGGCATTGAAATATATCGCCGATTTCGCCTATGACGACGGACCGCAATGGGTAATCGAAGACGTGAAGGGAAAGATAACCGAAGGCTACCGCATAAAGCGACACCTCATGGCGGTGATGGGCTTTCAGATATTGGAGACCAAATAATGGAACAAGAGCTAACCGACTGGTTTGGACCGGACGTTCATCCCGTGCATGCGGGTTGGTATCACACAGGCGTCGATTGGCGCGATCCACAGAAAGACGATTCCCTTGAGTCCAAATTCAACTGGTGGTGGAGCGGCAAAGAGTGGTGGGATTTCCAGCCGGGAAGCCGCAAGGACGCCGAAGTCTGTCGCGTCCAAAACCGCTACTGGCGCGGCCTCGCATCCGATCCTGCAAGCGAGGTGAATCATGGCTAAACGCTGGTCGCCCGAAGAAAAAGAAATCGTCCGTGAAATCTGGCGCGGTACCGAGCCGGTTAAGAGTGCCATGCATCGGTTGCCGGGGCGCACATCGAAGCAGATCGACGACCAAGCACAGCGCCTTGGGCTTGACCCAAAGCCGAAGGTGTCGCTCGGATGGGGGCGCATTAAGGCGGTCTTGGCCGATGGCGTGGCGCGCACGACGAACGAACTCGCCGCGCTTGCGTTCCTTTCGGCGCAGCAGACCAAAGACATCTTGTTCCGGGCGATGGAGGGCAATGAGGCCCATATTCACTCGTGGCCGCTCCCGGAAGCCGGTGGCATGCGTCAGGCGAAATACCGTCTCGGCGCAGGCGTGAGCGCGCCAAAGCCCGAACCATTGACCAAACGCGAGATGCAAGCCCGGTGGGCCAGCCAGATCAGCCGCGAAGACATGAACGATCGGCGCCGCAAATATCGGCAGACGGCATTGTCAGTTCGCCGCGCCAAGAGGGTATCGAAGCGTGCCGCACCCGGACCATTCGGCATCTTGATTGCCCAGCTCGCCGCCCATAAACCAACCTCCACGACACGAGGCACCTATGAACGCTGATCTCTCCGCAGGCAGCTTAGTCGAGCGCATGACGCGCGGCAAGTCGTACACGACAACCGAACTCGGGAAGTTGTTCGGCACAAACGCCAAGGGCGTTACACCAACACTCACGGCAGCCATGAAAATGAAGCTGATCGTGGGCGTAAAGATCGGCGAAGGCTACAAGGTGTCGACGCGGTATTACGTGGCGGGAACTGAACCTAAGCCGGTCGAGGAAAAAGCGCAACAAGTGCATCGCTGGCAGGTTGGCGAGCTGACGGGCTATGACCGGGGCAATCGGGAGTTTCAGGAGTTGGCGCGGCTTGGGCGGGGTGCGCGATGAACTGCAAACAGGGAGATTTAGCGGTAATTCTTGGCCCGATTCCGGAATTCCGCGACAGAATCGTCAAGGTCGAGCGATTCGCCGGAACAAGCATCGAGTCAATCAGTGCCGGCGACCATTGGTTGGTTAGCGGGCATTTCGGCGTTGACACGGTGCGCGCCGGGATATCGAAAACTTTTCTTTGGCCAGACGAATGGCTCCGCCCTATCAGCGGTATTCCACTCGCCGACGAAGTAACGAACGAAGACCGGGTGAGCGCATGAGCGCCGCCGAACGCCTGATCGCACGCATTACACGTCGCGCACCCGATTTCATCATTGGCGGCGCAGACAATCCGTACCTGCTGCGCTGGTGGATCATTCCGCGCAATCGGTTCTTCAACGTCTACCTGCACTGCTTCAAACGCAGCGACGATGACCGCGCGCGCCATACGCATCCCTGGCTCTTCAATCTGAGCTGGTTACTGCGTAACCAGTATCGCGAATGGTTCGGCGACGGCGCGACCGACTTCGTTGATCGTAGCGCGGGCGATGTCAAGTTCCGGTGGGGCGCGGTCGCGCATCGCGTCGAATTGACCGAGGGCGACTGCTGGACGCTGTTCGTAACCGGGCCGCGCGTGCGCGAGTGGGGTTTTCTCTGCCCGACAGGTTTTATCCACTGGAAGAAATTCACGGCTGCCGGCGATCCCGGGCAAGTCGGGCGAGGGTGCGATCAATGACCAACCCCCAAAACACAGACGGCTGGATCCCTTGGAGTGGAGGGGAATGTCCGATTGCGGATGGCATCGAGCACCAAGTGCAGTTTCGCGGCGGCAGCTTCGGCCAAGATTACGAGGCGTCGACCTGGCATTGGCACCACGCCAATCATTCGAGCGACATCGTTGCGTACAGGGTGATCGAATGAGCTTCGGGAATCGTCTTCGCGTTGCGATCACGCAGCATCAGGAAATCTCGCTGAGCGAATTCGCGCGGCGGACGGGATTTTCGCTACCGAACCTTTCTCACATTCTGACCGGCCAGCGCAAGCCAGGACTGGACACCTTGACCGTGATTATCAACGCGCTGCCAGGCACGAATATCGGTTGGCTGATCACAGGAGAGCCGAAATGAGTGAAATCCAAGCAATCAGCGGTACGCGTCGCTCATTCAAAGAGATGGCCGACGGAACGATAAGGGTGTCGATCGACATAGACCCGCGCTTCCGCAAGGAATTCTTCGCGAGCTTCGGCGAGATCGATATGCCGGTGGCGCTTGCGCCGTTGCTGGCCGACTTCGAGACGCGTGCGCCGGCCGAAGAAAAGCCGAAAGGGGGTGCGCTCGCCAAACTAACCGGCCTGTGGCGCAATGATCCGAAGTTTTGGGAATGGTGTCGAAGTTTGAAATGGTCGTGCTACACCGAAGAAGATGCGGCCGCAATGATCCGAACGGTATGCGGGGTTGAATCTTGCGCCGAATTGGACCATGACGAAGCAGCCGAGGCCATATTTCATCGAGAAATTCGCATCCCATTTTCGAAGTGGTTGCAGTTCGGGCAGAAGGCGGGTGGTGCGGCATGACCACAACAGCAATTTTCGAGTTGTCGCAATCTTTCATCTTTGAGGCTGCGCACACCTTGCACCGGACTGTCCCACTCGCCGAATTTGAATCGAGCGCGCGCATCCATGGGCACACGTATCAGGCCGAAATAACGATTCGCGGCACGAAGGGCGAAAGCGGAATGATCGAGTTCGCCCGACCTGGGAAGGTAGGCCCGCTCGTCGTGGATCTGTTTGTGCTGCGCGGCATCGTCGCCAAGATTCTAGAATATCTCGACCATCAGTTTCTCGATGAGGTTCAGGATCTTGGGCCGGCGACGCTTGAAAACCTCTGTGAATTCATCGCCACGAAGGCGAGCGAGTCTATCCCGGTGCATGCGGTAACTGTATCCCGAGCGGCCGGCGATAAGTGCCGCTTGATAGTGGGTCCGCAATGATCCATTACCACGGACTTCCAATCACCCCCGCAACGGCGGCTGCGCGTGCCGTGGGCGGAGGCCATGCATTTATTTCGTTTAGGTACCCAGATCAGCTAGGGCTCGTTCTCGATATCTGCCAGACATTTGCTCTCGACAATGGAGCCTTCTCGGCATGGCGCAGCGGCGAGCCGATCACCGACTGGTCGCAGTATTACGCGTGGGTCTCTGAGTTGTGCCATTACCCTTCATTCGACTTTGCCGTAATTCCGGACGTTATTGATGGAGACGAGTCCGCAAACGACGCGCTGATTGATGAGTGGTTGGCGCAGGGATTCCCGGTTTGGGTCGGCGCGCCCGTGTGGCACATGCATGAAAGCCTTGATCGTCTGCGCCGTCTCGCGAGCCAATTCCCCCGCATCTGCATCGGCAGCTCGGCGGAGTACGCCGTGATCGGAAGCGAGATATGGGAAGGCCGGATGGTCGAGGCAATGGACGTGCTATGCGACGAATCGGGCCGCCCAATTTGTAAGATCCATGGCCTGCGGATGCTGGACTGGCGGGTTTTCACGCGATTCCCATTCGCCACGGCAGACAGCACGAACATCGCTCAGAACATCGGCATCGATTCAGCTTGGCGCGGGACCTACACGCCAGCGACCAAAGAGTCTAGAGCCATGGTTATGCGTGAGCGGATCGAATCGCACCAGTCGCCCACATTTTGGGTTAGAGGGCACGCCCAAATTCAGTTGCCATTCAGCCTTGTGCGGTGCGGATCATGAAGCGCACCCCCATGACCCGCGACACGCTCAAACCCAAGCGCTGCGCCCAGTGTCGCGACGTATTTCAGCCATCGCGCACCATGCAAAAAGTCTGCGGGGTCACTTGCGCAACCGAACACGCGAAGAGGCTTGCAGCGCAGAAAGCGGCGAGAGCGAATAAGGCGGAGCGTAAGTCGCTGCGCGAGGCACTGGAGAAGGCGAAGACACGCGGCGCGCATTTGAAGGAGTTGCAGACGGCGTTTAACGCGTGGGTGCGCGCAAGAGACGCGGGTAAGCCGTGCATCTCGTGTGGCCGGTTTGGCCAGGATATGCAAGCCGGGCATTACCGATCTGTTGGGTCGAGCCCCGCCACCCGCTTCATGCCAAATAATTGCTGGCTCCAATGTCGACAATGCAATCTGTACCAGCATGGCTCGCCGATTTCTTATCGCATCAACCTCATCAAGCGAATCGGTTTGGAGGCGGTCGAGGAATTGGAGAAAGACCATCCGCCGCTGAAACTCACCCTGGCGGAGATATTGGAAATGAAGGCTTACTACCGGGCGAGGACTCGGGATCTTAAGAGGGCGTCGGTCAATCAACTGGAGGAATCATATGTCTAGCAATAACGAAAGCGCTCAATCGGGCGGAATTGGCTTGTGCGGTTTGGTCTTCATTCTCTTCCTGGCGCTCAAGCTGTTCGGCGTCACAGTGGTGGCGTCTTGGTCGTGGTGGTGGGTGACTGCGCCGCTGTGGGCGCCGATGGCGATTGTTCTCGTGATTATCGCCGCCGTTGCGACCGGCGCATGGCTTTATAGCGTGGTGGCGCGATGAGCAGAAGCGCAACTCAAGCAGCACTCACATTCGCGACGTCGATAGCGGCTGGCTGCGTCGGCTATGCCATGCGTGGCAACGATATGGCCTTCACGATGGTCATGCTCGTGCTGTCTTTGCTCTTCGCGGGTTTGGCCGCCATGGCTCAGATGAAGGAATTGCCATGACATTCCACTGGCCACAAATCATCATCATCGCGCTGTGCGCTATGGAGTTCGGAATTTCACTAGCGATGCACGGCAAGTCGCGCGGGCTGCATAGCGCCTGGTTTAAATCCTTCGATATCGCCGTGCTCGTCTGGCTGCTTTATGAGGGCGGCTTCTTTGGGGTGGTGGCATGACCAAAGCCACCACTATCGAAAAGTTCTGCGGCGCTCTTTTCGTTTTGTTCCTGGCGCTGAAATTGATCGGGGTGACAGAGGTTGCAACGTGGTCATGGTGGGCAGTGTTCGCGCCCATCTGGGTTCCTTTGATGTTGCTAGTCGCTTTTAGCTGAGGTGAGAATGATCGACATCGACGAAATCGAGCGGCTGGCGAAGGCCGCAGGCGCAGGCCAATGGACTGCAAGCGACAGCATCGTCTGGTTCGACGACGGCGACTCGGCCATGCAGGTGATGCATCCCATTCCTGTTTTCATCACGCACGACAACCTGGGCACTTGGCCCGATCCGATTGCGGCTGAGGACGTGGCCGAGTTCGCCGCGTCTGTATGTCCCGCAGCAATCCTCGAACTCACCGCCGAAATCCGCAAACTGCGCGACCGCCTGGAAATTGGGCTGCACTCAATCGACGGCATTGCAGCACGGGATGAAACTATTCGGAGGCTGGAGATGGACAATGCGCGTATGCGAGGAGCGCTGCAAACGCCGCTAATGACGCGCATCTACCGCAACGCGTGGCACAGCAACGGATTCGAAGGGCTGATCGACGCACGCGTGGTCGAAGAGGCTTTCATGGATGGCGCAGAGAAGATCGTCGTCTACTACGGCGAGGGGCGGACCTTTGCGAGCATGGCGGAATTTATGGAGGCGCATCCGAAATGAAGCGCCACGAAATAGACCGCCTGGCGGGGCAGACTCCATGCCTTTGCGGAAGCATCGAGACATGGCATTTCGCCTGCTACAAGGGAAAAACCCAGCAAGAGGTCGACAGCGCCATCCCCGGCGCGTACCGGATAGCCGCTCGAAAGCTGCGTGAGCGCGCGGCTGCTCAAGCGACGCGTGCGATTAGTCGGATCATGGGCGAGGAGAAAGCATGAAAACCTGCGGCGACTGCGAATACTTCGACAGCTTCAATGACGATTGCCTGAATCGCAGCAGCCCGCGATTCCAGACGACTGGCGGCGATGAGGCTTGTGCGGCGTTCTATCCGGACACGACCAAGGTTCGGCAGTGTCTCGCGTGTGGTGCGCCGACGCATGAACAGCATTGCGGGGGTTGAGATGAATGCGCTCCGCGGTCGCATTTCCATCGATGGCATTGAATACGAAGGTGATTGGACATTTGCCGACAGCGCCGACAGCGCCGACAGGATGCCGGCTCACGAGTACCCAATCACATGGGCGCAGCCGGAGCCGCTTGTCATGAGCATGCGCATCTCGCAGCGCGATTCAAGGCGGCTTGATAAGTTTTGGGAGAAATTCGGCCTGATCAGAGCCATCAAGCGCGAGCGCCTCCCGTTTGCTAGGACGGCCAGCATGCGCCGATTGCGTCGGCTTAAGTATCGGAGGAGGCCGCTTTGACCTTCAACAAGCGTGATGACTGGGGCCAAAGGTCATGGGAACGCTGCGCCCCAGCAGAAGACGTCGCCAGCCGCCGGCAGATGGAGGAGCTTAACGCGAGATTGAAGACATGTGTTGGGTGCAAGCAGTTCGTCGAGCAGCGGATGGCGGATTTGGTTTTCATGCAGTGCAAGCTGGACAAGAGCAAGAGCTATATCGAGGACTGGAAAAGTAGGCGCTGTGACAAATTCGAACTCAAAGGGGCAGGCAATGGGCGTTAAAGAGAAGGTGATAGCGGCGCTTCAATCGAACTCCCTCAAGTGGGACGCGGACTTTGAGAAGGCGATCGACCGGCTCACGGCGCTGGGGCTGTCTGATCCACTGGGCTCGGCGCTCTGGCGGCTGAAGTACTTAAACGACCGTGCGGCGGCGAAACGGGCGCTCTACCTTTTGGTGCACAAGGCGAAAGACCGGCTACGCGGCAAGGATCTGGACTATGTGATCGCCATGGCCAAGGGCGCCATTCAGGAATGGCTCCTAGACGCATGCGGCACGTGCCACGGGGTCGGCTCGATTACCGGGAGCAACGGCGTGCGCGGCGTCACTTGCCACAAATGCGAGGGCACCGGGCTTAAGCGCCATACCGACATGGACCGCGCTCGGTACTGCGCTCTCCCGGCCTGGAATGCCGGCCATAACCGGAATTTTGAAGAGGTGTTGATTTGCTTGGCAGGATCGACCGCGGCGACGGGTGGCAAGATTCGAGATTTGTTGCGCGACGACCGGGAGGGAATTTAAATGGGCCTCTATAATGTAGCCTATTCCACCATCGTTGAAGTGATCCCAAGCCCTATGCGTCGCATGGACCCTCTACAGTTCAAAGAATTTGCGCTAGAGATGCGTGGCGCACTCGAAAAAAACCTAGGCGTTCCGCTGACCGAGCAGGGGTTAAGGAGCCTGCAATATACCGTCGATGAGGAATTCTGTTTTTCCCGGGAGCGCAATGATTTCCTGCTGCCGTACGATGGAATGGCCGTGGTCGGTGGGAAGATTTACACCACAAGCCGTGGTAGAGCTGCGTCTCGCGTCGAGCTCCAATGGGTTACGGACTTCTATCCGGGGCGCCGTTATTCGGGCCAAGAGGGCAGTGTCATGCCACTTGGTTTCTTCGGCACATATGATCTGTATCTCGGCTTTCAAGACCCGCTTCCGCCTACGCTGATCGCACGGTACGGGCACGCACCGCACGAATACGCAACTCAGAACCCATTCCTCGCGGATCTGGTGGGAGAGCCGTTCTTTGAAGCCTGGCGTCGTGCGCAATTCCTAAATATGGATTGGCGAGAAAAATAGTTGAAATACTAGTTGTAAACAAATTCGGATTCCACTATATTGTCACTCGAATCTCTTGAAATCCTTCTACGGAATACGTTCGCGGGATACATGCCGCGCCAGAGAGATGCCTGATTTTAGGCCCTTACTTCCCGCCGCGTAAGCCTTCTGCGCCCTAAAATAACCGCCTCCCCGGCGGTTTTGTCGTTTACCGTCCCGCAAGGTCATATGCCACTCGCCTGCGACGTTCACCCGATGTCGCATAACGCGCTCGACTTCGACCGCTTGAGCGACGCAACCGGCGCGGAAACGCTGATCGTCTCGACCTGCACAACCTGCAATTCGACCCATTTCCACGTCGTCAAGACCAAGAAAACGCAGCGCTGGCGCTTGATGTGCGCCGAATGCCTGGCGGAAATCGAGAGCGCGGACGAGCTTTTGACATGAGCGCACGCCTGAAATTCGTCGATGAGGATGAGTCGATCGACGGATGGAAGAGCTATCCAAGCGTATTGCCGTTTGAGTATGACGCGGATGGCGAGCGTCGAATCATAGAAGAAATCACCGCGCGCGAGCGCCTTGAAGCAAGCTGCAGCGCGTAGGCCCGCTACGCGGAACAAGCCCAGGCAGCTTACTTGAAAGCGTAGCCGCAACGAAGAGTGACCGCCCGGTTCAAACGCGCACAGCGAACGGCTTGTCTGCGTGGTGGCGCTTTCAACCTATTGAATGGAAGATGCCGCGCAGGGCGCAAAGCGGTCTTGAAAACCGTGGCAATCAGGGATGGTTGATGGTTCGATTCCTTCATCTTCCGCCAAACATGGAAGGCTGCCAGAGTGGTAATGGGTCGGCTTGCTAAGCCGTAGCCGGTGCTCACGCGCCGCAAAGGTTCGATCCCTTTGCTTTCCGCCAGTTTCTCAGGGTAGCTCAATTGGTAGAGCGCCTGCCCGAAGAGCAGGGCGTTGTAGGTTCAAGTCCTTCCCCTGAGGCCAGCATCAATCTCCTTCCGCCAGATGCAAATCGACGGATTCGCCCGCATCAGTAATGGTGTGGGATTTTTATTCTCGCCTATAGGTAAGCATCGTGGGGCGCAAATCACTCTTAACTGACGAACAGTGGGTTGAGATTGAGCGGCGCCACATGATCGGCGGCGAATCAATCAATGCGCTCGCAGCAGAGTTCGGCGTCAACGAGTCATCCATTCGGCGAAAAATAAAGCCGAATAAAGCCGAATTGCCGAAGGGTGCGAAATCCTTACAGGCGCTGGCTCAAGAGAAAGTCGCGGCGGATAAGACTGTCAAGCATATTGCCGAACAAATTGCCGAATTACCGATCGCTCGGCAGCAGATCGTTTCCGACCTGGCGCGCAAACTGTCCAATATCAGTGAGCATCTCGCCTCGGCTGCAGAGTACGGCGCAGCCACGGCGCACCGGTTGTCAGGCATCGCGCACAGCAACATCTCGAAGATTGACGATACGAAGCCCCTGGATCAGGAAAGCGTCGAGACGCTCAAGGGCATCGCAGTGCTCACGCGCATGGCCAACGAGTCGAGTGAGATCGGCGTGAATTTGCTTCGGGCCAACAAGGATGCCGTTGACGACGCCAATAAGCGTAAGAATCAAGTGCCTGCGGGCCTAGAGCACTTCTATGGAGCAGTTAGCACAACGGCCGACGCTGAACCCAGCGCTTAAGGACTTTTGGGCCGCTCCAGCGCGCAACCGGGTTCTGTACGGCGGCCGGTCATCTTCGAAGTCTTGGGATGCAGCCGGGTTCGCGACCTTCCTCGCCAGTAATTACAAGCTGCGCATCCTCTGCGTGCGCCAGTTTCAGAACAAGATCGAGGAATCGGTCTATACGCTGCTGAAGCATCAGATAGAAAGGTTTGGGCTGCTCGACCAGTTCCGCATACTGGAGAACAAGATCATCGGCCGGGAGACCGGAACGGAGTTCATGTTCTACGGCTTGTGGCGTTCGATCGATGAAATCAAGTCGCTAGAAGGCATCGACATCCTATGGATCGAAGAGGGGCATAACCTCTCTGCCGAACAGTGGAAGGTGCTGGAAGCGACGATCCGCAAGCAGGGATCGCAGGTTTGGATCGTGTTCAATCCTCGACTTGCGACGGACTTCGCTTATAAGCGGTTCGTTACGAATCCACCGCCGGATACGATCAAGCGCCTGATCAACTACGACGAGAACCCGTTCCTGTCGGAGACGATGCGCAAGATCATCGTGGCCGCCAAAGCTGAGGACGAGGACGAATACCGCCATATCTACCTTGGCGAGCCGAAAGACGACGACGAAGGCGCGATCATCAAGCGGTCATGGATCATGGCTGCGGTGGATGCGCATAAGGTGCTCGGCTTTGAGGCGTCCGGTCGCAAGCGAATCGGATTCGACATTGCCGATGGCGGAGCCGACAAGTGCGCCGAGATCTACGCGCACGGGTCTGTAGTCTCATGGGCCGACCTCTGGAAGGCGGGCGAGGATGAGTTACTCAAGTCCTGCACGCGCGTCTGGAAGGATGCGCAGCAGCGGCAAGCTGCCGTCACATACGATTCAATCGGTGTGGGTGCTACGGCCGGCGCCAAGTTTGGCGAACTTAACTCGACCATCATCGACGGCCGTATTGATTACCAGAAATTCAATGCCGGCGCGGGCGTTTTTCGACCCGAAGCTGAGTACCAGCCGAAGACCAAGAACAAGGACATGTTCCTGAACCTGAAGGCTCAGGCATGGTGGTTGACGGCGGACCGATTCAGAAACACGTACAACGCAGTGCGCAAGGGCGAGCAGTTCGATGAAGATGAGTTGATCAGCATCGACAGCGCGACGCCGCACCTCGAGCAAATCATCGACGAGCTGTCGACGCCGAAGCGTGATTACGACAATAACGGCAAAGTCAAGGTTGAATCCAAGAAGGATTTGGCCAAGCGTGAAATCGTCAGTCCGAACTTGGCAGACGCATTTGTCATGTGCTTCGCGCCAGGCATAACGCCGATGACGATCGACGCCGACACCATAAAACAATTCTCCCGCATGGGCAGCACACGCTAATGACCCGCAAGCAACGCAAATTGGCCCAACTGGCAGCGCGCCGAGTCGCGACGCCGGCAGAGCCAAAGAAAGCGCCGGGTATGGACGTGTCGATTGAAGCCTTGCTGGCCATGCGCCACAAGCCTACGCGCGACCCGGATGCGGAATTCGCTCGACGAGCAGCGATGTTCGCGCCGTATGAGCCGATGAAAGGCGTGCTGCCTTCATCTGTCAAGGGCGCGAAGCTTGCGATGGATGCCGGGTTCGATGCTGGCGCGGCGGCCAATATGGTGTTGCTCGGCAACGTCAATGCCGCATTCACCGAGGGCTATGCATTCCCGGGCTTCTCGGTGTTGGCTGAATGGTCGCAGGTTCCTGAGTTCCGCCGCCCGGCTGAGATCTACGCACGCGAGATGACGCGTAAATGGATCAAGCTGCAGGCGACCGGCGACGAAGACAAGACGGACAAGCTTAAGAAGATCGAAGCCGAGTTTAAACGGCTGAACGTCCAGGCTGTATTCCGCAAGGCGATTGAGCACGACGGCCGGTTCGGGCGCGGCCAGATATTCATCGATACCGGCATTGAGTCCGCTCAGCTTAATCCTGACGAACTGAAAACCGAGTTGGCTGAATCGTCGGCGAAGGTCGGCATCGGCGCAATAAAGCGGTTGACCACGGTCGAGGCGAATTGGAGCTACCCGAACCGGTACAACGCGAACGACCCGCTCGACCCGACGTTTTACAAGCCGATTACGTGGTTCGTCATGGGCAAGGAGGTTCACTCCAGTCGCCTGCTGACGCTCGTTTCGCGCGAGGTGCCTGACATCCTCAAGCCGGCGTATGCGTTCGCCGGCCTGTCGCTGTCGCAGATGATGAAGCCGTACGTCGACAACTGGTTGCGCACGCGGCAGTCGGTGTCGGACCTGATCCACGCTTTCACGGTGTGGACGCTCAAGACGGACATGAGCAACATCATGAATGCCGGTGGTGCCGAGAGCTTCTTTCGGCGCATGCAGATATTCAACTTGGGTCGCGACAACCACGGCGTGAATGCGATCAACAAGGAAACGGAAGAGTTCGATAACGTCTCCGCGCCGCTGGGTAGCCTAGATAAGTTGCAGGCGCAGTCCCAGGAGCAGCAGTGCGCGCCCGCTGGGCTGCCGCTGGTGTATCTCACCGGAATTACGCCCGCCGGCCTGAATGCGTCGAGCAAGGATGAAATCGAGGTTTGCCAGGACACGTTCTCGGCCAACCAAGAGATTTTCACGCCGCACCTATCGAAGATTCTCAATTTGGTGCAGCTCTCGTTATTCGGCGAGATCGACCCCGAGATCGGCTTCGTGTGGAATCCGCTGAAGGTCGTGACGGAAGAGCAGAAGGCCGTGGCCCGCAAGGCTCAGACGGAAACCGATCAGATCAATATCGAAAGCGGCGTGCTGTTCCCCGAAGAGGTGCGCAAGCGCATCGCCAACGAGGAAGATTCTCCGTATGCCTCGCTCGACTTGGATGTGGACTTGCCCGAGCCGGTGACGCGCGGGGGTGAGCCCGGACCAAACGAGGAAGGTCTAGAAGCACACGAAACGCAGCCGGAGCCAGTAAATGCAACCGCTGCGAGCGCCAACTAAAAAGTCGATCACGCTCGCGCCGGTTCATCCGAATCAGGGGTTGCAAGCGGCTTACCGTCGCAAGCTGGATGCGTTGATCGATGAGATGCACGCGAGCCTGCTGTATTGGCTGAAAGCATCGTACCGGGCGAATGAGCCAGAGATCGCGCAGGACGCTAGCCCAGCGGCGACGCTGAACGCCGCCATGAGTAAGCTATCGCGACGCTGGCAGAAACGATTCAACGATGCTGCGCCCGATCTGGCCAAATACTTCGCGACGCACGCCAAGGATCGGTCGGATTTTGCGTTGAAGGCCGCGCTGAAGAAGGCCGGCTTCACGGTCGAGTTCAAGGTAACGCCGATCGTCAATGACGTGTTGCAAGCCACTACAGCCGAAAACGTCGGGCTAATTCGATCGATCGGCCAGGAGCATTTGACCGAAGTGCAGGGCTTGGTCATGCGCTCGGTGCAGTCAGGGCGAGATCTGGGCTATCTATCGGAACAACTCGTCGAGCGTTACGGAATCACAAAGCGGCGCGCTGCGTTCATCGCATTTGACCAAAATCAGAAGGCCACGGCGAATATCACGCGCGTGCGGCAGGAAGCGTTGGGGCTGGACGAGGCGGTTTGGCTACACAGCCACGGTGGTAAGCATCCTCGAAAATCTCATCAAGAGGCTGACGGGAAGCGCTACAAGATCAAGAAAGGTATGTTGATCGATGGCGAGTACATCTGGCCCGGTCAAAAGCCGCGGTGCCGATGCGTATCGCGATCCGTAATACCTGGCATTGAGGATTGACGCTACGGGGGCCGCTTCAGCCTGAAATGGTCCAACAAATTCGGCATCCCTACCTCATCCCTGATTGGCATGACCGGATATAGACGCATGTGCCATTCGATCAGCATCTCCACATCGTGCGGCTGGTGCCCGAAGAATCGAGCAATCATCTCAATGCTAGCGCCCTCGTCGCGTAGCGAGCGCATCGTATAGACGCGACAAAGCGCCTCATTTCGGCCGGGGATAAGGTCCATCGGCTTATTTTACAACTTTCGACGGACGGCCCTGGATGAACCCGCAACTAGCCTTTCAACCGGGCGGCTCTAGCACCAATCCGCCAACTTGTAGCGCTGCGGTGGTCGCGACCACGAGTGTTCAGGTGCTTACGCTACCCGAAACCGAGATTCAGAACGGCACGATGCTTGTGGTAGTTCAGGGCACCGCGAACGTGGCCTGGTGCTACGGCAATAACACCGGCCTGACGATGACAAACGGCGTTGTGGTTCTCGCCAACACCTCACGCGTGTTCGCGCTGCCCAGCAACGTGACGCAAGTCAGCGTGATCGGGGCGGCGGCCGGCTCGACCTTTAGCGCTGTGGTTGGTGACGGTCAATCGTAACAACCAGAAAGCATAGCAGGGCGCCTGCGGGCGCCTTTTTTTATTGGGAAATCGCAATGCCGGCAGTGACCAAAGCCCAGCAGCGCGCGATGTACGCGGCAGCCGAGGGTGAATCCACTTTGGGCATTCCGACGAAGGTCGGCAGAGAGTTTGTCGCTGCCGACGCAAAGATCAAGGGCGCCGGCATATGCCTGATGACGCCGCAGGATGAGGTTCTGTTTCTGCTGCGCGGCCCCGATGCCAACCATCCTCTGACATGGGATTTGCCTGGCGGCCGATCGGATGAAGGCGAGACGCCTGAACAGACCGCGCTGCGCGAAACGAAAGAAGAAATCGGCGCGCTGCCGTACGGTCAATTGATGCTGATGGATAGCGTTGAGGATCTCGACGGCGTCGATTTCGTTACGTTCAAGATGAACGTGCTTCGCAAGTTCACGCCGAAATTGCAGTTGGACGAGCACACAGCTTTTCGCTGGACGACGCTCAAGGACCCGCCGCAACCGCTTCACCCCGGCGTGAAGCAGACGGTGGAGAAGGCGCTTGGTACGCAGACGGCGAACGATATGGCGATGGACAAGGCCATGACGTCCGCTCTTGTGTCGCGCAACCGGCTGGCCTTCGACAAAGGCAGCGTCCGCACCTATGACCACGATGGGCGTCTCCATGTCGCGATGACGCACATCAGCAAGGCGAATGTCTGCCCGTACCGCGGCAACGAGATCCCCGAGCACGAATCGCTAGGCCTGGATCCGAACAAGATTTACATGCTGTTGCGTGATCCCGATGAGATCGCCAAGGGCGCGGCCACTGCGAATCTGATTCCGATTCTCAATGAGCACGTCCCGGTCAGCCCGATCGACCCGAAGCAACAGAACGTGGTCGGCTACACCGGCACCGATGCCGTATTCAACGCACCGTACCTCGATAACTCGATGGTCATTTCGGTGCAGACCTCGATTCGCAAGATTGAGGACGAGTCCGAGCAGGAGCTGAGCTCCGCCTACTACTACGACGCCGACATGACGCCGGGCACCTATGAGGGTGTCGCGTACGACGGCGTGATGCGCAACATCAAATTCAACCATGTGGCGCTGGTGCCACGAGGCCGCGCCGGGCCGGATGTGATGGTCGGCGACATGTCACTTCAACCCAATGGAGCAAACAGTATGAGCAAGTCCCTTAGCAAAAAAGCAGTAATGGCCAAGGGAGCCTTGTTGGCTGTCCTGCCATCGAAAATGGCTGCGGATGCGGCGCCCCCCGATCTCAACCCGATCCTCGCTGGCGTCAAGAAAAGCAACTGGCTGGAAAAGAAGCCCGGCATCGTTGCCGCAATCAAGCCGCTGTTGGCGAAAGACACCGACATCGGTGAAATCGTCCAGTTGCTCGACAAGCTCGACGGCGAGCAGCCTGATGATGACAACGTGGGAATGGATGACGTCGACCCGAAGTGCGAAGCCATCCTCTCGATGCTGCGCGGCAAGATCAGCGACGAGGATTTGGCTCAGGTTCAAGCCGCATTGAGCGCACCGGCCGCTGCAAAGCCGGCCGCCGCACTTGACGAGCCTCCGCAGACCGCCGGTGGCGCTAACGCCAACCCGAAAGATGGCGCGAACAAAGAAGAAATTCCCGCCAAGAAAGATGAGGGCGTGAGCCAAGCCGCCATGGACAAGGCGATCAAGCTCGCTGTCGATGCCACCGCGCGCGACGTCGAAGCCAAAACGATCGCACGCCTGCGCGGCATCGTCGAGGCCGAGGAAGTCGTCAAGCCCTATGTCGGCAAGCTGACCGCGATGGATAGCGCAGAAGCCGTCTACAAGGCAGCCCTCGAAACGCTCAAGGTCGATGTCAAGGATGTGCATCCGAGTGCCTACAAAGCTGTGTTGGTCGCACAGCCGAAGCCGGGCGATGAACCCAAGCGCGTCATTGCACACGACAGCGCGCTGTCCTCGGACTTGTTGGAAGCGTTCCCCGGCGCTGACCGCCTCGGCCGCTAATCCAACCAATCAAATTCAGGAGTAAATCATGCCATTTCCCCGTACCGTAAATGTGGTAGGCGCGCCCGCAGTGCTGGGCGATTTCTGCGATGGCAGCCCGCGCAGCACCGTTGACGCAGGCGAAGGCGCTTTCGTCGCTGGGCCCAATGGCTTGGCTGTCGGCGCATTCGCATGGGCCGACCCGACCAATCGCTTTTTGAACAATACCGGACCTGGCGCCCCGACCGGCTACGTTCGCCGCAACCAGCAAGCACTGATCACCGCGTTCCTGGGCGACGACTCGTTGCTCATCCCGCCCGGCTATCAGGTCGAGGTTTTTAACGCGGCCGGCATGTGGGTGCTCAATTCCGGCTCGACGACTTCGGCGATCGGCAACACCGCGTACGCAAACAACGCGAATGGCTCGGTGAACTTCGCTGCGGCAGGCGCACCAACCACGGGCGCATCGTGCACGGGCGGCACGCTTGCCAAGATCGTATCGGCCAGCACCGGTGGCGCACTGCCCACCACGAACACCTGCACCGCTTCGATCGCTGGCACCGTCATGACGGTCACGGCGGTTGGCGCAGGTAGCGTGCTCGGCGCAGGCCAGACGCTTTCAGGCGGCAACTCGACGGTCGGCATCATCGATGCGAATACCACGATTGTTTCGCAGACCAGCGGTACGGCAGGCGGCATCGGCGTCTATCAGTTGAGCATCGCCAACGAAGTGCTGTCGACCACGGTCGCGATGTCTGGTGGTGGTTTGACGCTGACCGGCGCGAATACGTCGGGCATCTTCGCCATCGGCATGACGATTTCCGGCACGAACATCCCCGCCGGCACGACCATCACCGGCTACGGCACGGCTACCGCTGGCGGCGCAGGCACCTACACGGTGAGCAACGCCGCAGCAACTGCTGCTACCGCCTCGACCATCACCGCAGCGAACGCCATGTTCTTGACGGTGGATTCGAGCTCGACCGGCACGTGGCAACTCAATGATCTGTTGGTCAGTTCGGGTCTGACTGCCGGCACGTACATCACCGCAACGGCGGCGCAAAACGCCAACCTGACCGGTAATGGCGGTGCAGGCACATACCTGACGAACAACTTCCAGACTGCCATCACCGCGCAGGCATTCAGCGTGACCGCCAACACGGCAACGAAGTGGGTCGCTTCGTCGATCGGCGCACCGGGCGAACTGGTGAAGATGACCACCTGGCTTAACGGGTAAGCCTCACCACCACTCCTCAACTTGTCATTGCTTGGGCCGCCTTTGGGGCGGCTTTTTTATTGCTCAAAGGAAATTATCATGGCCAAGATGGCATACGACTTGTCGCCGCAAGATCAGAAGGCGGCTATCGACTTTCACCGCAAGAAATGGGGCATCGACGTCCCGGGCGCACAGATGTTTTGCCGTCCCGAGTGGAAAGAAGACATCAACCTCGCGATGGACGCCCAGCCGCAACTCGTGACGGTGCCAAACTCGGGCATCCCGGCGTACCTGACTTTCTTCATGGACCCGGACACGCTGCGTATCGCCACGGCAGAACTGGAAGCTGCGGCCATCTTCGGCGAGCAGCAAAAGGGTGATTGGACCAGTTCCTCGCTGATCTTCCCGGTGGTGGAGCGTACGTACGAAGTGTCGAGTTACGGCGACTTCGTTGAAAACGGCCGTTCGGGCATCAATACGAACTTCCCCGAGCGTCAACCGTATCTTTTCCAAGTGATGGCTGAATATGGCGATTTGGAAATCGAGCGCGTCGGCCTGGCGAAGATCAACTTCGTGTCCGAGCAGAAGGAGGCCGCGATCTACGGCCTGAATCAGTACTCGAATCTGACGTACTTCAAGGGCGTCGCGGGCTTGCAGAACTACGGCGCGTTGAATGATCCCGCGCTGTACCCGGCGATCTCTCCGATTCCGAAAGCGAACGGCGGTGTCGCGTGGCTCAATGGCACGTCGATCAACGCAAGCGCGAACGAAATCTTCTCGGATATTCAGGCGCTGGTGATTCAGTCGATTAACCAATCGTCGGGCAAGATCAACACGAAATCGAAATTCGTGTTGAACATGTCGCCGCGCAGCGAAGGTGCCATGACCGCGACCAATACGTTCAACGTAAACGTGGCGGCATTGCTCAAGAGCAACTTCCCTGGCCTCGAAGTCAAGACCGCCATGCAGTACGGCGCACTTACTCCGCAGAACCCGCAAGGCTCAGCCCTGGGCGAGATCGTTCAGTTGTGGGCGCCGGAAGCGAGCGGGCAGAAGTCTGGGTATTGCGCATTTAATACCAAGCTGCGCGCCGGCCCGGTGATTCGCGCCACGTCGTCGTACAAGCAGAAGCTGATGCAAGGCACTGCTGGTTTCGTGATGCGCCAGCCCTACGCCATGTCACAACTGATCGGCGTCTAACCGCGACGCGAGTCGACGGTTTAGCCACCTTCGGGTGGCTTTTTTGTTGTCTCGCGCAGCACACCGAGCGTCTAGGGTCGCACCCAAAAATCGGCCTGACCGTACCGACTGACGCGCGGTCCTTCAAAAACGGTCTCCAACTCTTTAAGGCGGTCATATGGCAACGCAAGAATCCACTCTCAGTCTCAAGAAGAACAACGATGTGCCGAGCAACGCAACCGTGACGGTGGCGAGCAAGTTCCCCATGGATTTCATCCTGCGCCTGTGCGATTTCCAGACGAAGCATGAGCCGATTATGGGCGCCGGGTCGCGCGAATACAAGCTCGCCGAACCGCGCCGCGGTGCAAAAGTGTTCGTCGTGCAGGGCAACTCGTTCCCGCAAAACAAGGGCGCGCATCAGCAGATCGTCGCCGGCTTTGCGCTCACGCATGGCATCCCCAAGGCATTCTGGGATGAGTGGGTCGAACAGAATAAAGACGCGGATTTCATCGTCAACAAGATGCTGTTCGCGCACGGCGAAGCAGCCAGCGCTGTCGCGCAGTCCAAAGAGATGGAAGCCGAGAAATCCGGCCTCGAACGCCTGGACCCGAAAGAAATCCACAAACACGGCCTCGAAGTTGCCGACGAGCGCCGGGCCACCTGATCATGACCTGTAACGTGGTGACGTTCGATTTCAGTATTTGGTCGGCACGTTACCCCGAGCTTATTGCGGCCGGCGTGACGCAGCCGGTCGCCGACCAGTATTTTTTCGAAGCGCAGTTGTATTGCGATAACACGCCGCAAAGTCCGGTTCAGAATCTGATCCAGCGCGCAGTGTTGCTCGGCATGGTGACGGCGCACATCGCGGCATTGAATGCGCCGCTCAATGGGCAACCTTCGTCGCCGCTGGTCGGGCGTATCAGCGGGGCGACTCAAGGCAGCGTATCTGTGCAGACCGAGTATCAGGCTCCCGGGTCAGCCGCATGGTTTTCCCAGTCAAAATACGGTGCGGCGTTCTGGCAGGCGACTGCGCAATTCCGAACCATGCACTATGTGCCGGGGCGTGCGCCGTTCAATAACCGCGGCGGCTTCGGCAATCCCTGGGGCATCTGATGTCCACCAAAGCATTCTCCGGAGGCGACGCGCTCAGGGCAAAGCTCGAGGAAATCGCCAAGAAGGTTGGCAAGGTCGATACGGTCAACGTTGGCTTCCTCGAAGGCGCGACGTATCCCGACGGAACGCCGATCGCCATGATTGCGGCGGTCAACGAGTTTGGCGGCACGGTGAATGTGCCGGCGCACGACACAACGATATATCGCCGCGTCAACGCGAAAGGCGATTTCGCCGCCGGCAGCCTAGATGAAGAAGGAAACCGGATTGGTGCCAGCCAATTCGTCAAGGCTTCGAAGTCCAACTATGCGACCACGCATCACGTCGAGGCATACACGATCACCATTCCGCCGCGCCCGTACTTCCGCGACATGATCGCTAAGAATAAAGGCGCGTGGGGCTCGCAGCTCGGCAAAATTATCAAGGCGGCCGATTATGACGCGGGAGTCGCGATGGGACGCTTGGGCGAACTGGTCAAAGGTCAGTTGCAAACGTCGATTCGAGATTTCAGCGATCCGGCGAATGCCAAGTCCACGATAGCGAAGAAGGGCTTCAACGATCCGCTGATCGGCGACGCCACGATGGTGAATAGCGCCGACTATGAGGTGAAGTCTTGAACCTGAGCAATATAGTCGGCCCGATAGTATCCGCGGTGAATCCGTGGATAACGGCGCAGCTTCAGCAGTCGCAGGGATATACGACAGCAGCGGACGGTTCGAGGCAGCCTAAATACGGCTCGCCGGTCCCGATGCCAGTCCAGATGCAAGCCCTCCAATATAACGACCTGATGCAGGTCAGCAGCCTGAACATCCAGGGCGAGCGCCGCGCGCTGTATATCAACGGTGACTGGGAAGCGGTCGTGCGGTCGGATCAAGAGGGCGGCGATTTGGTGACATTGCCAGATTGCTCCGTGTGGCTCGTCGTGTTCCAGTTCGAAAACTGGTTCATGACCGGCGGATGGGTCAAGGTCGCGATCACGCGACAGAATAGCCGATAACACCATGAGCCCAACCCTTAGCCTGACTGAGAGTCAGACGCTGGCCGCGCTCAGATCGTTCCTGCTTGGTGTGTTGCCTGCGGGGATCGAGGTGATTCGCGGCCAGGGAAATCGCGTTCCTGAGCCTGCCTGCCCAGACTTCGTCGTCATGACGCCCGGCCTGCGAGATCGAATTTCAACGAACGTCGACAGCTACAGTGACGCGGCATTTGTCGGGTCGATCGCGGGCGCGACGATGACGATCACTGAGGTGACGCTGGGCGCGCTCGCGGTCGGCAGCGTCTTGCTAGGCGCGAATATCGCCGCCGGTACTTACGTGAAGGCGCTAGGCACAGGTACGGGTGGCATCGGCACCTACACGATCAGCCCATCGCAGACGGTCGCAATCCAGGTTATTGCTGCCGGCGTGAAGTTGGCGCTGCAGCCGGCCAATGCCTCGGTCCAGCTTGACGTGCACGGGCCCAGCAGCTCGGACAACGCGCACATCATTTCTACGCTCTTTCGCGACGACTACGGCGTGCAGGCTTTCGCTGCATCGGGTTTTGATGTGAGCCCGCTCTATACGAGTGAGCCGCATCAGATCCCGTTCACCAACGGCGAGCAGCAATACGAGGAGCGATGGGTTGTGGACTGTTATATGCAGTGCAACCCGGTCATTGTCATCCCGCAACAATTTGCCAGTGCGATCGATATCGAACTCAAAGAGGTCGATGTAACGCCGTTCCCGTAACAGACACCAACAATCAAACCGAAGCCCGCCATTGAGCGGGCTTTTTGCTTTGGAGCATCTCGCATGTCGTCGACAATTCCGTTTAGCGAAGTAGTTCAGATCAATCCCGGTGTCCTGTCTGCGGGCGGCGCTGCGATCGACCTGAACGGCGTGATGCTCACGCAAAATTCGATCGCGCCATATGGCCAGATCCTGCAATTCGCCAATGCGGCAGGTGTCATCAGCTACTTCGGCGCCACATCAGTCGAGGCGCAGCTCGCCGCGATCTATTTCAACGGCTACACGAATTGCACGGCCAAGCCCGGCATTCTGTATATGTTCCGCTACCCGGAAACGGCGATCGCTGCTTTCCTGTCAGGCGGTTCACTGGCCGGCATGACGCTCGCGCAATTGCAAAGCGTCTCTGGCTCGATGACGGTCTCGGTGGATGGCTACACGCGCACCGCCAACACCATCAATCTGAGCAGCACGAACAGCTTTTCCGCAGCGGCCGGCACGATTCAAACCGCGCTCAACGCGACTTTGCCGACCGGGGCGACTGTAACCGGATCGATCGCCGGAACGACGTTGACCGTAACCACGGTCGTGTCCGGAACCCTATCTGCGGGGCAGACGATCACTGGCGGCACGATCACGGCTGGCACGATCATCACCGGATTCATGAGCGGCACTTCTGGGGGCGTCGGCACCTACAGCGTCAACAATACGCAGACTGCGGCCAGCACCACCGTCACCGCGACCGGCACGCCGGTGGCCGTCGCTTTCAGCAGCACGTCAAATTCTTTCGTGATTACTTCGGGCATCACCGGCGCGCCGTCGACGATCGCCTATGCAGCCGGCACGCTCGCCACCGCTCTATCGTTGACCCAGGCTACGGGAGCTACGCAATCACAAGGCGCTGCAGCGGCGACGCCCGCATCCTTCATGCCGACCGTTCTCTCGCTCACGCAGAATTGGGCCTGTTTCATGACGGTTTGGGAATCGGTCCTTGCGGAAAAAGAGGCGTTCGCCGCATGGTCCAACTCGGTTTCGCCACGCTATCTGTATGTCAGCGAAGATTCGGACGTCAATGCGCTGTCGCCCAATAACACCGAGTGCTTCGGCTTCTACTTGTCGCCGGGCGAGTTCGTGGGATCGCTGCCGTTCTTCGGCACGCCCTCTCATGCGGCCTTCGTCATGGGTTATGCCGCATCGCTGAATTTCACGCGATTGAACGGCCGCACGACGCTGTGCTTCCGCTCACAGTCGGGTTTGACGCCTTCGGTGACGAATGCCACCGACTACGCCGCCGCGCTTTCGAACGGCTACAACATGTACGGGGCTTTCGGCGGCCCGAACCCGGCCAATAACGCGAACTGGGCGACGCCCGGGTCGGTATCTGGCGACTGGCTTTGGGTCGACTCGTACCTCAATCAAATCTGGCTGAACGCCAACCTGCAACTGGCGATGGTCAACCTGCTCGAGGCGGTCAGTTCGATTCCATACAACGCGCAGGGCGACGGCCTGGTTTATTCCGCCGCGCTCGATCCGATCAATGCAGCGATCAACTTCGGAGCGATCCGCAAGGGCATCACGCTATCGGCCGCGCAGATCGCGGAAATCCAATTCGCACTTGGCTTTGATGCATCTGCCTCGATCACGGCCAACGGCTTCTATCTGCAAATCGCCCCGACATCGCCGGCCACCCGTCAACTGCGCCAGTCCCCGCCTATCACCCTGTACTACACCGACGGCCAGTCCATCCAGCAAATCGTGATGGCCTCGATCGAAGTCATGTAAGCGCCAGTCAATCTACAAGCAAAGGAATTTATATGGCAACGATCACAGCCGCGAACAGCTCGTTCTCGCTGACTGTCGCAAACCTCTACCCGACCGCACAGAGCATCCAGGGTTACGCGGCAGACGACGCCTTTACGGCGGATGCTGTCGACCAGGCGGAACTCGTGATGGGCGTTGATGGCCAGTTGTCGGCTGGCTTCATTTTCACGCCAACGAAGATGACGGTCATGATTATGCCGACGTCGCCTTCGTATTCGATTTTCGACACGTGGCGCATTACACAGATCGCGAATCAAGAGGTGTTCGCCGGGTCCGGGACGATCATCCTGCCCGGGATCGGGATGCGCTACACGCTCAATAATGGCTATCTCACTTCGGGCAAGCCATTCCCGGACGTGAAAAAGGTGCTGCAAGCGGTGCCGTACATCATCACGTGGCAATCGATCATCAGCTCGCCGACCGGATCATGAGAAAAACACTGACGTATGTGGTGCGCGACGAAGGGCGGGATCAAGGAAAATCGTTCCTTCTGACCGAGATGCCGGCCGACCAGGCCGAGAGTTGGGCGATTCGCGCATTCTTGGCGATGGCCAAAGGCGGCATCGAGTTGCCGGAAGGCATTGAGAGTTCGGGCTTCGCAGGAATCGCCAAGCTCGGCTTGACATTGCTGCTGCAGATGCCGTTTGAGCTTGCAAAGCCTCTTCTCGATGAAATGATGGCTTGCGTGCAGATTTTACCCAACCCGAACAACCCGAGTGTCGTGCGCGCTTTGATCGGCGACGACATTGAGGAAGTCGCGACCCGCATCAAGTTGCGCAAGGAGGTGTTCGGTCTGCACGTAAATTTTTCTCTACCCGGCGTGAAATCGACTTTGGAGTCCGCGCCGGCGAACGAAAAGCCGGTCTCGTCGAATATTCAAATCCGCCGAAAACGGTAGCGACAGTCGTTTCCTCGCGCCTAGCCAAGCTCCACGAGCTCCAAACCATCTACGGCTTGGAGGACATGTGGAATTTGCTCGAGATAAACGCCGTCGATCTGCATAACGCCGCCGTCGCAAATAAACAGGATTGATATGGCTACGGTGATTGATGCGTTGGTCGTGTCGTTAGGCCTTGACACAAAGGACTTCACGAAAGGCCAGAAGGATGCAGTTGATTCGTTGGGCACGTTCGAGAAGGTTGCGAGCAAGGCCAACAAGGAAACGACCGAGGGCGCGAAGAAATTAGCTGATTCGTACTCGAAAGCCAAGAACGAATTGGCAGGCCTAGTAGCAATCGCGATCGGGTTTAGCGGACTGAAGGATTTTGTCTCGACGGTAGTTACAAGCAATGCTGCGCTTGGACGTACCGCGAGTTTCGCTGGGCTATCTGCCCGCGCGCTGGAGGGGTGGCGCGGCACTGTCGAGGCGATGGGCGGCACTGCAGCGGACGCGGATAGCGCACTGGGCGGTCTGTCTCAGTCGCTTGAGAAGCTGCAGAAGACCGGCGAGTTCGACGACAAGCTGAAGACGCTGGTCGGATGGCTTCACGTCAATATCAAAGACGCGCAAGGCAATCTACGCAGCGTCAGCGATATCGCGCAGGATATCTCCAAGAGCTTCTCGAACATGAAGCCGCAGGAGCAGGCGCTGTTCGGCGCCAAGCTTGGATTCTCGCAGAGTTTTATCGCTGCGCTGGCTCAGGGCCCAGATGCTCTCGCGAAAATGCGCGCCGCAATGGAAGAGGCATCGGGCGTCAACGATGAAAACATTCGGCAAGCAACTGAGTTGCAAAAGCAATGGGCGCTATTTCAAGAGAAGCTGAAGGGCGTTGGTAACGAGATTTTCGGCGATATTGTGCCGGCGCTCACGGCACTATTAAAGCTGCTGGATGGTTTAGCCGATGATTTCAAAAAGGCTGATAAAGCTACCGATGGATGGCTTGGTCGCCTGACGGTGCTGGGCATCGCCTTGGCTGGCTTTTTGGGGACATTAAAGCTGATCAGTAGCATCGGCGGCTTGGCCGGCGCGTTGAAGGGTGGCGCTGGAGCAGCTGCAGGCGGCGCGGCAGCCGGAGAGGCTGGGGCTGCTGTTGGCGCTGCCGGCGCTGCGGGAGCGGCAGCTGCAGGCGGCGCGGCAGTTGCTGAAGGCGCCACGCTTGCGCAAAAAGCCGCTGTCGTGGCCGAGATGGGTGGCGAAGTGCTGGGCGGCCTTCTGAAATTCTTTGGACCGATTGCATTACTTTTTCATAGCGATGAGGCGGGGGCTGGGGAGGACGAGCGCATGGCTGCGCGCCGCAAAGCTGCAGGACTGCCGTCGATCGGTCCGCAGTCTGGCGATTCTGGAGATTCAGGCGGCACCGGGTCGTCGCGGGGGCAGCGAAATAACAACCCCGGGAATATCGAGTACGGGCCGTTTGCCAAGCGCATGGGCGCAACCGGGTCAGACGGCCGGTTCGCTATATTCCCCACGATGCAGCAGGGCTATGCCGCGATCGCCGAGCTAATCCAGGGTTACAAGAGCCAAGGCATCGACACGATTGCCAGCATCATCCAAAAGTATGCCCCGGCGAAGGACGGGAACGATACCGCATCCTACATTGCGGACGTTGTGAAAAAGACAGGCATAGGCGCAAGCCAGCACCTGACTAGCGATCAGTACGCTTCGGTGCAAAGCGCCATGGCCATGCATGAGTCAGGGTACAGAAACATGGTTGGCGCCAGCATGAGCCAGGCGGCGAACGGCGGTCAAAATTCAGGCCCGACGTCCGTCCAAACGAATATCCAGTCGATCAACGTGCACACGCAAGCGACAGATGCCAACGGTATCGCGCAAAGCCTGCAATCCGGAATCCAGCGGAACCCCTTGATAGCAAGCGCGACATACGGACAGACGTAATGCCATTGATTCCGTTTCCCGATGTCCCTAATGCGCCGGGGGTTCCGCAATTGCCGGCGCCGCCGATCGGCCAAAGCGCTTCGGTGGTTCAGTCGCCTTTGACCAGCTCGATTTTGACTGGCGATACGAGCAATGACCTGTCTGACCTCGGTGATTCGGATGGCCCATCGTGGGGTATTGTCGACCAGAGCGGAAATCCAGTAATCACTCCGGATTCGGTGGTGTCGTTCGAATACCGCGGAGACGCGAAGGTCTGCAATTATCCTGTTGAGCAGGGTTCGTTCTCAAGCTACAACAAGATCGCCGTACCGTTCGATATTCGTACGGTCATGACTTGCGGCGGCAACGGCGCAATGACACGAGACCAGTTCATTACCACACTGGAGGCGATGAAGGTATCGACGGATTTATACAATTTCGTCACGCCGGATTTCTTGTACGAAAACGTCAATCTCGTGCATTTCGATTACCGGCGCGAGGCTAGGCGCGGCGTGACGCTGCTGTCGGTCGAGGCTTGGTTTGAAGAGATCCGAGAAAGCGCGGCAGCGATCTATAGCAACCCGAGTCAGACGACGCCGTCCCAGGCGAATCCGAATTCGACGCAGGGCGCAGCGCCATCAGCGACATCGGGCGTGGTTGCGTCGCCAGCATCGCCCAGTGGCGCATCACCGCAAAGCGATGGACAAGTAACGTCGACGAACGCGACTCCCGCGCAATCTGCCTCGACGCCACCCACGCCGCAGATCCCGGCCCCCACAGTGTTGCCGCCCGGCTACACACTAGACCCTTCCACTGGAAATGTGCTGGCGCCGGACGGAACGGTCGATCGTAACCTAACCATACAAGCCACTGGCCGCCCACCAGCAGATTTTTCGCAAGATCTAATGACGGGCGTGTGGATGACGAATTAGCGATAGAGGATTAGAGGCATGTGGTCACAGCAAATAGTTCCGCTATCGCCCGTCCCGTCGCAGACTTTAAGCGTCGTGCTGTCGGGGTATGCGCCGGGCCAGATCATCCAGCAGAACTGCATCATCAATGTGTATCAGAAGGGCATCGCCCTGTATCTTGATCTTTATGCGAATGGCCAGCCTGTGATTACGACCAAAGTTTGCCGCGATCGAGTGGCGCTGGTTATGCAGGCGTATCTACCGTTTATTGGGGACCTGTTTTTTAAAGATATGCAAGGGCAAACGGACCCGTACTACACCGGCCTCGGAAGTCGTTACCTCCTGTGCTACGGGCCATCGCTATGAGTTTTATCCAGCGGCTTATCAATCTGGAGTTCGCGCTAATCAACGGCGCGACTCTTGATGGGAAAAATAACTCTGTCACGCTGTCGGGCCACCGGTGCGAAGCGATCATCAGCAACCCGGGCGGCGACAACATGACGGGCACGCTGCAATTGCGTGTGTTTGGCATGAAGCTAAGTGACATGAATGCGCTGAGCGCGGTCGGAACTAACGGCGTTGGCTTTCAGCAGAACGGAGTAACGGTCTGCGCGGGGAATGCTGGAGCGACCATTCCTCAGATATTCCAAGGCAACATGCTTTCGTCGTATATCGACTTCGCGGGCTCGCCAGAAGTGTCGTTCAACGTTGTGGCCCAGGCCGGGGTTTATTTCAAAGCCGCGCCGGCAGCGCCGAATTCGTACGGCGGCGCTGCAAGCGTCGCCAGCATCATCGAGTCGCTGGCGAAATCGATCGGCTTCGGCTTCCAAAACAACGGCGTGACATCGACCATCGTCAACCAGTATCTGGGCGGATCGATCATTGACCAGATCCGAATGGTTGCGTACGCAGCAAGTATTCCGTGCTGCATTGAAAATGGTGTCGTCGCCATATGGCCGAACAACGGTTTGCGCGATGACGTGCAAATCAGCATTGGGCCGGGATTCGGGCTTGTCGGCTACCCGACCTATACAGAGGTCGGCTTCAAGGTGAAGTCAGATTTCAATACCAACATCACGATCGGGCGCACGATCAACCTGACGAGTGTTATTCCGAAAGCGAACGGCGCATGGATTTCGTGTGCGGTATCCCACGAGATTTCAACCATGAGCCCCGATGGACCGTGGTTCACAACAGCTGACCTCATCCAGAAGCCCGGGCAATATGTCAGCACCAACTAGCGGATATCAGACGAATCATGTGTCGACCGATAATTTATCGGACGTCAACAAACAGAATTTCGTGGTGCGTTCGCTGCTGTCCGGGGTGCGCACGTCGCTGCCAGTTCAGGTTATGGCTGTAACCAATGACGGCGGCGTTTCGCCTATCGGCTACGTGGATATTCAGCCTCTCGTCGGCCAGATTGATGGATCCGGGAACGTAACGCCGCACGGGGTGATACGCAATGTCCCATACATGCGCATTCAGGGTGGCGCAAACGCGATCATCCTTGACCCAGAGGTAGATGATATTGGCGTCGCGGTCTTTTGCGATCGAGACATTTCGACCGTAAAGGGTTCTGGCGGTGCCGCCGGCCCCGGGTCACGCCGCAAGCACAATTTAAGCGATGCGATTTACCTGTACACCGTCATCGGCGGCCCCCCGGCCCAATATGTCCTGTTCAATGCCGAAGGGATTAGTGTCGTGTCGCCGACCGCAGTCAATGTAACAGCGCCGACGGCAACCGTGACGACGACGGGCGCCGTATCCGTAACCGCCGGCACCGAGGCAAGCGTCACAGCCCCGTCTATATCGTTAGGCGCTACTGGGCAGACACTATTGCAGCTCGTGACGTCGGCGATGGTGACGTTTTTTAACGGCCACACGCACACATCTGAGGCGCCGGGCACGCCGACCAGCGCCCCCATTCAAACCATGGGCAGCGGGCAACTCACGAGCACGATCAAAGGCGGCTAATCCGGGTTACCAAGCGACAAATTTGCGGATGACTTTGGCAATGCACAGCAAGATCAAGACCAAGATAAGCACGAAAAGTGTGCCTATTGCTGCGGCCAAGATGTAGTTAACAATCGTCTTGGCATCGGTCTCTGCGGCTTGAGCGAGAGAGAAAAACGCAGATCCAAGAAATAGCATGGTCGCGAATAGGGCAGTTTTCATCGGTATCTCGATTTATTGATAGTTGGCCGCCTACGGGCGGCCTTTTTTATGGGCGCAGCGATGACGATTAATCAGACCACGCTCCTTTTGGACCAGGGCGCATGGGATCTGGTTTTGGACATCAACGGGAATATCGCGCTGGCCGCCGCCCCGTACAGCGTAGCGCAAGACGTCGCGAGCGCGGTCCGCTGCTTCCTAGGCGACTGCTGGTACGACACAACCATTGGTCTTCCGTACTTCCAGCAAATCCTCGGCAAGTATCCGCCACTTTCGTTCGTGCGCAAACAGATAACGAACGCCGCCTTCACGGTCCCGAATGTCGAGAAGGTGAACGTGGTCTTCGCGGGGTTTTCGAATCGGCTCTTGACCGGGCAAATACAGATTATTGACTCAGACGGCGTGGCCTCTGACGTGTCTTTCTAGGGTTATCTGATGACGAGCACGACGAACGTTCCGCCAATCGTCTGGAACCCAACAGGGCCGGTTCTGCCCACGGAGGGCGCGATTCTTGTCGGGGTACAGGACGACATTAACGCGGCTTTCGGTGGGGGCGTCAACCCCGGTCTGACCACTCCACAGGGACAACTAGCGCAGTCTCTGACCGCGATCGTCGGGGATAGCAACGATCAGTTTGCCGTGGTAATGAACGGCGTCAATCCTGACACAGCAGATGGTGCATGGCAGGATGCGATCGGTCGAATCTACTTTATCGATCGCATTCCGGCGTCGGGAACCGTCGTTATCGCAACGTGCGTCGGTGAGGTCGAAACATTGATCCCCGCTGGGTCGCGCGCCCAAGATACCGCGGGCTTTATTTATTTCTCGACGGCAGACGCGACCATCCCCGCTAGTGGCAATGTTCAGGTTGCGTTCCAGAATTCAACGGTGGGCCCGATAGCGTGCGCTCCGGGCACGCTCAGCATCATCTATAGCGCGATCGACGGATGGGACACGATCACCAACGCCGCAGCAGGTACGCCAGGAACGCTGGTAGAAAGTCGGGCTGACTTCGAGTTTCGCCGCCAAAACTCGGTGGCGCTTAACGCGGTCAATACGGTGCAGTCGGTGTATGCAAACGTGCTCAATGTGGCCGATGTGCTCGATTGCTTTGTGATAGATAACCCCAAAGGCGTAACAGTAGACTTCGGCGCGACCAACTACCCATTGGTGAAGAACTCGCTCGCGGCTTCGGTGCTAGGCGGCGCTGCACTGCCGGTGGCGACGGCGATATGGAACAAGAAGCCGCCGGGCTGCAATTACAACGGCAACACCAGCCAGGCGGTAACGGATACGTCAGGCTATTCCTTTCCGGTGCCCACGTACACCATAACGTGGATCACGCCCACTGCAGTGCCGACTTATTTCGCGGTTCAGATTATCGATAACCCAGCGCTTCCCGCCGATATCGTGACGTTGATCCAAGCTGCAATCGTCTCGGCATTCAATGGGCAGGATGGCGGCCCACGGGCGCGCATTGCGTCAACGATCTTTGCAGGACGTTATTACGCCGGCGTGTCAGCGACCGATCCTAATTGCGATGTGCTTTCCATCTTGATGAGCACGACGTCGGGTTCCGTGACCGCAACATCCGTTGCGTACGGCATTGATCAGGCGCCGTCGCTGTCCGCATCAAACATCTCCGTCACGCTGGTGGCGCCATGAAAAATTGGGCCGAGACGCTAGAGAGTCAGTACGCCAATTCTCCCACGATTGTCGCGCTCGTCCAGGCTTTCAATGACTGGATCGATCCGAGCGTCAACATCAACACGTTCCTGGCGAACATTTGGGATGTGACGACAGCAGTAGGAATTGGCCTGGACATCTGGGGGCAAATAGTCAATGTGCCGAGAGTGCTTCAGATCAGTACGCCGGAAATCTATTTCGGCTTTAGCGAGGCTTTCACCGAGGCAACTGCCAACACCGGGCCTCAGCCGTTCGGTAGCGGAACCTTTTATTCTGGACCGCCCGCCACCACGTCGTATTCGCTGACCGACGACGCCTATCGAACGCTGATTCTCGTCAAGGCGATGTCGAACATCTCCGATTGCTCGGTGCCGTCGGTGAACGCAATTCTTCAATTCTTATTTGCTGGCGACGGACGTTGTTACGTCCAAGACACCGGTGACATGACCGAGCGTTTCGTCTTCGAGTTTCCGCTCACGCCGGTCCAGCTCGCAATCATGCTGACCTCTAACGTGATCCCACGACCTGCCGGCGTCGAGGCGTTCGTCATGACGTACGCAGCAGGCCAGACATTCGGTTTTAGCGAAGGCGGCGGTCAACCCTTCGGATATGGCGTTTTCTTCAATCAATCTCAATTGCAAGCGGCGTCATAGCCGACGGGAAGCACTATATGCAACAGTCGCAAGTTCCAGGGAAAATCCCGCTGCCGTTTGCAACGTCCGGGCTGAAGAATGTGATTCCCGAAACGACGGCCGGTATTGCGGCGCCTAACAATGCGTCGTTTGATGTGGGATTTCCAGCGCTCACGATGACGCTGCCGGCGGCGGGCGGCATTCCTCCGGCTGGACAGGATATGAACGGGATTCTGTTTGATCTCGCGTCGATCGCTCGGTGGGCTAACGCCGGTGGTTTCTATCAGTTCGACGCCGCCTTTGCGGCCGATACGAACGTTGGCGGCTATCCGAAGGGCGCTGTTCTGCTCAGCGCCGATAACACGTCACTGTGGCTGAACACCACGGATAACAACTCGGTCAATCCGGACACGGTTGGCACGGGCTGGCTCTTTCTCTGCGGGTATGGCATCACGCCGGTCACAGGCCTGACCAACGCCAACGTAACGCTAACGCCAGACCAATACAACGCGCCCATCATCACGCTCGCCGGCACGCTGACCGGCAACGTACAGGTCATTTTCCCGACAAGCGAAAACCAATGGCTGGTGCTGAATAACACGACCGGCAATTTTGCAGTGACGTGCAAGACGGCGGCCGGCACTGGGATTATTGTGCAGCAGGGCGGCGGCGCCAATCTGTACGGTGACGGCACCAACGTCAACATCGACGCTCTCCAAATCGCCCCCGCTACACAGCCCGCACATGCGGTGCAGTTGGGGCAGGTAGCCGTCTTCGGTAGCGTGCGCAACTTGAAAGCATCGCTTGTCGCCGCAGGCACCAGCCTGACCTTTACTGCCGATGCGGTCGTCGTAAAGTCCGCGCTCAATGGTATATCGACGCTGCTGACGAGCCTCAATCAAACCGTGAGCACTGCCGCAGGAACGGGCTCGGGGAAAATGGATGCGGGCGCTGCGCCTGCGAGCGGGTATGTTGCTGTCTATGCATCCTGGGGGCCGGTCGTCGGCGCCGGCGCTTTCTTGCAGAATGCTACGTCTGCGGCTGTGTCAGAGCAATATGGTGGGGCGAATCCTCCGGCAGGCGTGACCGAGACGCAGCTTATCTCAGTGTGGCCGACGAATTCGAGTGGTCAGTTTGTAGCGGGAGGGCAGGAAGACCGGAAAATTGCAATCCCCCTTCTAGTCGCACTTAACATGACGGTTGCGCAGCCGACGATTACCGCACTTTCGATTGCGTCAATAGTGCCGCTGAACGCGCGGAAAGCATCAGGGACAATGATCCTATCGTCCGCCGGCAATACGTCTAACGCTGTCCACCTTGTGTTATTCGCAAATCTTGCGGGGGTTGGCAATCAAGGGATCGATTTCAACTCATCGGCACCAGGAGGGGTGTCAAATAACTACAATGACTTGCTACTGACGACACCTCAAACCCTCTACTATCAGTCGACCACCAGCAGCGCGACGCCGGCGTTCGAGGCGAATATCAGTGGTTACGAAATCTAGGCACCTATATGACAACTATCAATGTGCAGTTTTCCGATTCTACCCAAAAGAGTGTCGTGAGTTACTTCGGATGCCCGCAAGACCCATCGGCCTATCCGAATCAAGGGCAGATTGATACAAGCGATCCCCGATACGCAGCTTTCTATAGTTCCCTGCCACCGATTGCCCAGCCGGGGATGCCGACACCGAGTTAATCGCGCCCCGATTGGCTACGGGATCGGCTGGAGTGCGCTATTCGGTGACATCGTTAGCCGGGATGCAATCCGCTTGCCCTTGCGACGCAGAGGAGTCTCGACCAGTCGGAAATTGATTTCGGCAAGCGCGAAGGTAAGGGCAACCCCCAATACCACGAAGCGCAGCAAAAAATGGTCGTTGAATTCTTGTCCTGGATACAGCCTGAAAAATATTTCTCGAATGACACGGAACGCAAACGGGTGAATGAGATAGATCGCATACGAGCGCGACCCTACCCACAATAGACAGGTGCGCAAATAGCCAGGGTGGCATACATAACCCTTGTTATAGCTGGCGATCCAAACGGCGATGGCAGAAAGAAAGGCGATCGGTCCGACCTGAAACCATACGACTTGATTGGTGCCGAGCGAGGCAATTATTCCGGCCAAGATGAGGATGGTTAAAATTCCCAGACCCTTCTTTGCAAGGAATCGCGGCTCTAAAATCCTGTGGGCTACCCCATCCAGACAAAGCGCGATAATCGCGCCCCAGGCCAAAGCGTCAACCCGAATTTCCCATAAAAATGAGTTTGGCGGTCGCGGCAGAAAGAAGAGAATGGCTATGACGATAGCGAGAACTGTTTGAAGCTTTTTTCTGGTCAGGAAGAAGAACAAGAACGGGAAGACGAAATAGAACTGCTCTTCAAGCGAGAGGCTCCAGTAGACCGTATTGATACCGCAGTTCCCGAGCCCGACTACATTGCAATGGTACCAGTGAAGATTGGCCATCTGAATCAACACCGCAATCAAATCGAAGAAATCGCCGTCAGGCTTGCCGAATGCGCCGCTCGCATTGGCAATCAATGAGGCTACGAGGACCGCCAAAATCCAGAGAACTGCAGAAGGCCAGATGCGGAAAATTCGGCGCATCCAGAAAGCAGCGGCGAACTTTACGAACTCAGCTTCCTTCGCCGATCTCAGCAACAAGCCAGTGATAACGAACCCGCTGATAGCGAAAAACATATCAACACCGCCCCACAGCGAAGTAACGATATGGACGTAGCGGACAATGCTGCCATTCCACGAAATCAGCATTTCGCAATGGTCAATTAAAACCATCAAAACAGCGACGGCTCGGAGAACTTGTATATCTAAGTTGGTTTGGTTGCTTGGATTCATTGGACAGTGGACGCGGACCTGATTTTTGGACGAAATTAAGGCGGAAGCGCCACGAATTAGATTCCGGAGAGTATCCCACCCCAAACCCGCTGTCTATGAGGGCGCCTTCGGGTGGCTTTTTTATGCCGAGGAAATCAGCTGGCGCAGACCGAGACTCAAGCTAGTGCGCTCAAGGCGTAGTCGCAATAATGCCTTTGACGAGTGGCCCAATAACAGCAAGTTCTTGCTGCGCCTTCAGTCCATCGATAAAGCTGTCCGGATAAAATCCGCCAGCCATGTGGCTGCACCAGTTCGGCACCGTTTGGATGAACGCATATTGCTTGATGACGGGCACGCCATACTGCCCAGCCACATCGTCCATCGCTTGCACGTAAGTGCCAAGTTGCGGGTGATTGCCATCGCAGACCGGACCAGGCTCTTCGAGGATCGGCGTCTTGCCTGCTCCGCGCACGGCGTTGATCCATTGGCCTAAAAAGCCCGTGAAGTCGTTCACATTTTCGCCGCCGAGCGCGTCATTGACTGCGTGATTGTCGATCACGAGCACAGCCTTGGTCGCGGCGAGGCGTTGCACCGTCGGTGGCCCACCCCCATCCATGCCGGTCAGTTCATTCTTGAGGGAGCTGGCGCCCCCGCCCGTGGCGTTGTTTTGGACCGATATTCCGGTGTCGGCAAACTGGCTTTGCAGTGACGCTTGTAGATCGGCGGGTTCGTTGGGCGTGACGACCGAGAGCATGCCCATCGAATTGACTGTGAAGCCTGCCATCGCGTCATCGCCATAAACCGCGATAGCGACCACTGGTGTTGAAGCGGGCACGGGCGCTGATGCTGCGGTTGGCGCAACTACGGGCGAGGATGGCTGCGTGGTCGCTGGTGCCGCGATTGAGGTGGCCGCGATTGGTGCGGTAATGGTCGTGGACAGCGGATCCGAATTGTCATCGCCGCCGCACGCCGCAAGACAAAAGCTTAATCCAGCGATGAGGGCGATTCGCCAGCCGCATCCAAATCGATTTCTGCCCCGGCTTGGCGCATGCGCTCCAAGACTCGGGCGATAGTCGCGGCGCTCAGTTCCAGCTGCGCCATCGCGAAGAACAGCATGTGCGCGCTGACGTCTCGCTTGTTGCTCGGGTCGCTCGATAGCGATGTGTACCGGCGAAACGCCCGACTTCCGGCCACACCGAATAGTTCGGCCATCTGCGTGCCGTCGAAGCCCAGCTCCTTTTTCAGGCGCTCTACGTCTGCCGGTGAGGGCGGCTTGTAATGCATGTCGGGTGATTCCCAGTGCGCGAAAAAGCGCACGAAAACAGTTTCTCATGATCGTCCTTTCGGGATGTCGGACCGCGCGAGATGCGAGGTGCCAGTGCGATCAAGATAGGTCCAATGGACCGCGCCGTCAAGTAAAAATAACACAACATCGAGCCGCCTCCGAGCGGCTTTTTTTATTCCTCGGAGCGCAAGGGCGACCACACGATGACCGAACACGTCACCAATGCCGAATTGCAGTGGCAGATAACCCAGCTCGACAAAAAGGTGGACGAGCGGCACGCGAACAACTCGCTGTTGCTGGGCGAGATCAAGAAAAATTTGGAAACGCTGATCGAATTGAATGTCGGCCAGAAGCTCCAGGCGCAGGCGATTGGTCAACACGCCGAAAGATTGAAGGGACATGACGACCAGTTCATCGCACTCTATCCACGGCTCAACAAAGTCGAGAGAGCCACTTACGCCCAGGGATGGGCATGGAAGGCTACAGGGGCGGTGCTGTTGGTCTGTCTGGGTGGCTGCGGCTGGTTGCTGCTAGAAATGAAAAGCTTCTACCAAGAGTCGCAGCGCCAGGACGATCGGATCGGCACGCTCGAATTCCTCGTTCAAGGGCGCACGATGCCGGTGCTGCCACCGGTGCAAACTACATCGGGCTCTAAATGACGCGAATCACAGCGGCTCAAGCGGGCGGACAAAACCGCGTCGCTTTCCTCGACATGCTCGCATCAAGCGAGGGCACGGCGACCGATCCAGCCACGCAGGACGATGGCTATGACGTGCTGGTTACCGGAATCAACGGGCCGGCACGATTCGCGAGTTATGCGACTTTTCCCGGAGTGCTGGTAACGGTCAATCATGCGGGGTTGAAGTCGACTGCGGCGGGCCGGTATCAGTTGCTCGAACGGTATTGGCTGGCATATAGCCAATCGCTGCACCTGCCAGATTTCAGTCCGATATCGCAAGACCTGATCGCGCTGCAGCAAATCCGCGAGCGCGCGGCGCTGCCATTTATTGATGCTGGCAACTTCGCCAAGGCTGTCGCACTGTGTTCGAACATCTGGGCCTCGCTGCCGGGAAACAACTATGCGCAGCACCAGAATACTCTGACCGACCTTGAGGCGGCGTATGTCGCCGCTGGTGGAGTGTTGGCGCAATGATCATCCACATTCTCATCGTCACCCTGATCATCGGCGCAATCGTCTTGGGCTGCGTTGCGATCAAAGACACAAATAAGACCGGCGAAGAGGCGATGACCTCTATTTTTCCTGCAATCGGTGCGTGCGCGTGCGTCGCTTGGTTATTGGCGATCGCGATTTTCTATTTCTTGAAGCGGTTGCTCTGACAGCCTGATTTTTCCCGCATCACACCAGCCGCCTATATGGCGGCTTTTTTATGTCTTGGATAGTCATGAGCACACTCCACTCGTTCACCGTGCATGCCGATTTCCCGGACAACACCCATTTCATCGAAGCAGAGAAGGTGATAGCGCATGCGGTCGCTGCGGCTTTGCACGACGCCGGCATACCCGGCAATGTGACCGTGACCAACACGCATATCGACTCGGCATCAGAGGTCACGAAGATTGCTGACGTACATGGGCGCACCGGAACCGCGGTGATCCGATGACGGTTACCGTCCTTACGACGGGAACATCGATTGTCGTTCCAGCCGGCGTAACCCAGTGGGCCGAGGAAACATGGGGATCTGGCTCGGGCGGCGGATCGGAAAATGGCCCATCGGCCCCGGTCGGATCTGGTCCTGGCGCATCGGGCGGTTACTCCGCATCGCCAGCCATCAGCCGCACGCCCGGCGCGACCGTTAATTTCGCGATTGGCGCGGCTGGCGCAGGCGGCACTGTATCTGGTTTTACGAACGGCTCGCCCGGCAACCCGACATGGATCGGCGGAACTTCTCAGGCCACGAGTACCACCGCTGCTAACGGCGCGCAGACCGGCGGTTCAACTGGGACAGCATCGACCGTATCGGCTGGTCTTGGCGCAACCATAACCGGCGCAGTAGGCACAACGACGCTGCCTGGATCGAATGGCACTGCCAACTCTGGATCGAACTTTACGGGCGGCGCAGGCGGGGCTCCCGGCCCGAATGGTCTGGGCGGAGTGGGCGGTGCGGGCACCAACGGTACGGCCGGGCCTGGTGGCGCAGGAGATGCTGGATCGGGTGGCGCGGGTGGCGCTGCGTCTTCAGGCGCGGGCAATGCCGGCGTTGCGAACGCGAACGGTGGTGGTGGCGCAGGCAGCTCGTGCACCGGCGCTGGTAAAGCTGGTGGATTGCCGGGCGGCGGTGGCGGCGGTTGCGAAGCTACGAACTCCGTCAACGCTGCGGGCGGGGCTGGAGCGCAAGGCCAGATCCGGCTTACATTCACGGCCGCGACCACGGCGGCAATAGTTGCTTCTGGCTTTGATGTCACGGTCGGCGCTGTTGCGATCGGCGGCGCTGGCGCGCTCAGCGCTGCCGGCCTGGATGCGACGAAAGGAACGATATCGCTCGGTGGTTTCGCTGCGGCGTCTGGTACCGGTTTAACTGCCACGTCCGGCTCGGTAGCGATCGCCGGTGTCGCAGCATTGCATGTGACCGCGCTCGACGCCGTAATCGGGAATTCCGGGCTAAGCGGCTCGGCGGCGATCGACGCGAATGGTCTCGATGCTACGGCTGGCGCCATTCAGCTTGGCGGCATCGCAGCACTCCAGGCTCAAGCACTGGCCGCCACGGCAGGCGCGTCGCAAGTCATCGGCAAGGGCGCCATAGCCTGCACTGGGCTTGATGCCACGACCGGAGCGGTGCAAGTCAGTACGCCTGGCGCGGGCTCAGTCTCAGCATCCTCATTCAATGTCAGCACGGGCTCGTTTGCACTAACCGGCATCGCTGGGGTGTCCGCGACGGCGCTTGATAGCGCGGCTGGCTCGATTCGCGTTGGCGGGTCCGCTGCGATTCAGTTTGGCGCGCTCGGCGTACCAGCCGGCTCGGTGGCCATCGGCGGTGTAGCAGGAATCGCCGGCGCAGCCAATGACGCGACATTCGGGGCGGTAAGCGTCTCAGGCTCGGCGCCCGTGGCGGCGAACGGCCTGGACGTCGATACCGGCAACGTCCATGTACTGGCGCCCAGTGCATCGCAAATTTCCGCGACTGGTTTCAATTCCTCTGTCGGAAGTGTTGTCGTCGGCGCACTTGCCCAGGTTTCAGCCGCCGCCCTGAACACGACTACCGGTGCCGCGCGCATCGCGTTGTTTCGCGTCCCTGAACGCGTCTTCAACGTCGATCCAGAAAATCGCATCGCCAACGTATCGCCAGAGAGCCGCATTGCTGTGGTCGCTCCTGAGTCGCGCATCGCAAACATCCCGCCTGAAAACAGAACCTTGAGCGTGCCGCCCGAGGATCGCATTGTCAATGTGGCCTAGGAGCCGAAAGTGCTAGATACCCTTTTTAAGCAAAATCAAAAGATTGATGCCGAATACCGCGGCCAGTCCGTCTCTTACCCGACCCCCCGCTTCGTCGGCTTGATCGTAGCGTCGGCGGGGCAGTCTCCGCGCAGCACTGTGGTTGCGCTTAATGCTTACACCGTCCCGGCAACACTGAACGGCCGCCTCTACAAATGCACCACGGCCGGCACAACCGGATCAGGCGAGCCGACTTGGCCGACCACCGCGGGCGGCACTGTCACAGACGGCACGGCTGTATGGACCGAGCAGACCACCGCGCTCTACGGCGGCACGATTCCTGAGGGATCCGCCACTGGTTACGCCCGCGTCTCGTATGCATCGACGCTGGCTAACTGGTCAGGCACGCAGGGCGCAGGGACCACAGTTGCATCGACCGGCGCTACAGGCCAGATCAGTAACAACAATGCGATCGCCTTCGCTCAAGTAACTACCAGTCTTGGTCTAGTCGTCGGGTTTGCCATGTACGACGCACTGACTTCAGGGCACGCATGGGAGTACTGCATCCAGGCAACCGGCACACCCACGACTGTCGGCGCCAATATCTCGCCCAACATTGCCGCCGGTGCTGCCGTGATCGGCTATGACATTAACGCCCAATAAGGGGTAGGCCATGCAAGCCTGCCAATGGGATGGTCCGCTCCAGACATTCGACCTGGGCCCGACAGAGATTCTCGACTTTGGGATGAATTGGGGATGTCCAGCACCACCGCTAGGCGTCGGTTCTTGGCTCGCTCCGGGCGAAACCATCATCGGCACGCCAACGGTCACGTACACCGGACCAGACGCGACGCTGACCGTCAATCCGAGCCCAAACGGGACGCTAGTGAGTGGCGGCTTAGTCGTATGGTGGCTCTCCACGCCGACCGTCGGAAGCATCTACATCGTGACCGTAACCATCGTCACCAGCCAAGGGCGCACCTCTGCGCGCTCAATCAAGATCGTCGGCGTCCAGCGCTGATCCAACTCCCAAAATTATGACCACACGATGCAGCCATAGCGTGCCGCTTGAGTCCCCGTGCGCGCAATGCACGGCTGAGGGGATGGCGGCGCAGCCAGCGCACGAACATGAGCAGCGCGAAACAATCGTTATCGATATTTTCTATCCTGACCATCCGCCGCGCGCTGAGTCGGCCCTGTTCCGTAAGACCAAGCATCACCTGATCAACGTGCTGGATACGCCGTGCTGGGTATGCGGCACCAAAGAGGCGAGGGAGGTGCATCACTTCCACGCTGAATGGGCGGACGCCGATGGAATCGACTTCGACAAGATGCGCGCGCTGCATCCAGGGTTCGACTGGTCGACCTACAAAGAGCCGTCCGACTTCATCGACTCCGAATACAACATGATGGTTCTCTGCGCGAAGCACCATCGCATGAAGGATCACGGCATCCATCTAGTCCCGTATCCGATCTGGGTTATGGACCGCAACCGGCGTGCAGACTTCATCCTGACGCCAGACGAAGAGTTACCCGTAGCGACTCACCCAACAGCATAGGAGCAAATATGAACGCAAACATTCTCAAATTTATCGGCGCCGCACTCTTGCTCGGCGCGTGGGGCACGCTGGCCTATATGGGCAAGACTCCGGTCGACGGTTTCATTACCGCAATCGGCGCAGCGCTGTCGGGCCTGGGCATCTATCACGTCTCCACCAGCGCAAACACGCCGGCGGCCACGGTTGCCCAGCCTGCTCCCGCAGCGCCGCAAGAGCCCGCTACGCCTGCACAACCCGCCGCACCGCAATGATCCGCGCCACGCTCGCACTGATCCTGCTGGCTGCGCTGGCCGGCTGCGCCTCGTATTCGGTTGAGCCGTTCTACGATACCGCGTCGAAGCAAGTCTTGTGCTGCCGCGCGACCGCTTGGTCAGCAAAGGACGTCGGCACGCTCAATTTCTTTGCCACCGAGCAGGGCGGGACGTTTGTAGTCCGCTTTGCCGAGACTGGCGTTAAGGCGTCTGCACCGATAGCTGCCGCGGCAATTGCCGCATCCGATGTTTCAGCCGCGGTCATTGGCGCAACCGGCGCCATCGTCAAGTTAGCCCCGTAGTCCCTCTCCAAGGAATCCATCATGAAAAAGATCATCGCCGCAATCGCGGCTGTTTCCGCTTGCCTGCTGTTTGCTGGCTGTGCCGCCACCGGCGCCACCACCGCGCCAGCCGTAACGCTCACGCCGCTCCAAATTGCTGCCCTAGTGCAAGCCAAGGTAACGGCGGCCTGCAACATCCTGACGCCGACCATTCAGCCGTTGGCGCCGCTGCTCACGTCGCAACCTGGGTTTGCCGCTTTCAATAAAGATCTCGGCAACACGTGCACGGCCAATGCGACGCTGAACGTTACGTCGCTCACCAGCCTGATCAATACGTCGATTGCTGCGGCACAAGCGCAAGTGCCGAATATCTCGTCGCTGAGCGATACGGACAAGCTTCTGATTGTTGCGGGGCTCGGTGTGTTCAAGGGCGCACTGGAAAATGCGCTTGCATCGGTTCCGGCTGCTGTGCCGGCCGCCTCGGGTGCTATCGTCGCGCCTGCCGCACCGGCTCCGGCTAGCGGCACGCTGGTAGCCTAAGCATGAAACAGGTCAGGCTCGCGCTTAGCGGTTCTGGGTACCGTTTGCCAGCGCATTTGGGCGCGCTCTATGCGGTCGATGAAGCCGGCCTGTCCGTCCCTGAGATATCCTCCACGAGCGGCGGCAGCATCATCGCAGCGTTATTCGCAAGCGGAATATCGCTAGCCGACTTGAGAGAGTTATGCATGACGCTCGATTGGGCGCCGTACATGACTTTCTCGCCCTGGACGTTTATCACCAAGGGCGCGCTCTGCACGGGTGACAGGCTGCTCGATTTCTTGATGCTGAAAACGCAAGGCAAGACGTTTGCAGATATCGACATCGATCTGAAAATCGTTGCGTCGGACTGGCTGACCGAGAAAGAGTTTGTGTTTAGCAAGGCGACAACGCCGACGGCACCGATTGCACTGGCAGCCCGGGCCTCGGCTTCGATTCCGCTGGTTTTCGTGCCGGTCGACTATGCCGGTATCAGCGCGGTTGATGGTGGTTGCTGCGAAAACCTGCCGGCCGGCGTGCTGACCGTTGATGACATTCCGCGCATCGGCATATCGTTGCAATCCGACGACGCGCCATTGAAGCCCGGGAAATACGGATTTCGAACATTTTTGCCGCGGCTGATCGACCTGCTGTTGGCATCCAACGAAACGTCGCAGCTTGCGCTATATCTCAAAAACAATACGACCATCGTGCGCGTGCCGACCGGGAACGCCAGTTCATTTGACAGAAATATGGATACGGCGACGCGTCAGATGCTGTTCGATGCTGGTCACGCAGCAACCAAAGCAGCGCTCTCAGCCCTCAACCCCGCCAGCCTCTAACGGGCTCCGCGTCATCGTCACTTCCCGTCGCTCGAGCGAAAAACGCGCATCCATACTGCGGCATCGCCCGAAGCTGCCCACCAGGTAGCCGCATGCATACCGCGTGCGCGCCAGAGCTATCTAGGCCGCCGTAATGTTCGCAGCGCGAGCAAGCGCGTGAATCGTCTAATGGCGGCTGGAATTCCATTTTCTCACCAATTAGCCTGAACGGCGTCGCGGACGTGGTTCTGTCGCGACCTGCTGTCGTCCGGGTGGATGGCTGCGATGACTGCCGTTACAACATGAACTATAGGTGTCAGTTCGAATTCGCCACGCTTCCAGACGCTGTCGTAATGCGCCTCGGTTACAAGGCATTCGTCGCCAGCAAACTGGTATAGCCTCCCGGATTCAGCAAATTCCATGATGCGCTCATACTCGGCGTCGCCGTGGATCGGTAGCCGGATCTTTCGATTCACATACAAGTCAACCATCACCCATCCCTCCCGGCCAGTTGTGCCGCGTCAATTTTGGCTCTATCGCCAAGTCCGATTCTGTGCAGAGACCTCAAGAGCGATTAGCTCGACCCCATCATCGCGACGTCGGACGAATCGCGCAACAATCTTTTTCTCATCGATGCTCTCTATGATGGCCAGCGCGCTCGTCTCGCGCGCGGCCAGCCCTTGAAACGATTGCTGCAACACTTCGATTGAATCACCCGGCTTCATCCCATCTCCTCTCGCCATTGGCGACGATCAATTCAGACTGCTCAAGGCGGCAGTGCTGGCGCCGCTACGGATTTGGCACCATTCCTTGAACACCCATGAATGGTCGAGTCGCCCTCGCATCGCATAAGCGGTCTCGGGGTCTCGGCACGGCCAAGCCCATTTCTCGCCATCGAAATACGAAAAACATGTTCCGACCGCCTTGCTGTCTTTGACCTCGTAGACATCCGGGGTATGCGGGGCTGCTAACGCAGGGATCCATTGAGAAGATTTCAGTGCTGACGGCCTGGTCGGATTGTCTTGGCTCCCACCTGCCATCTGATTTAGATCTATAGCATTCATCCCGTCTCCCGCGCCTTAGCGCATCAATCAATCTGCCGCCAATTCCGCCGAGTGCTAAAACGATCGATCTCCGTCGTTCGGAAACGGGCAGCCCGACTTAGCGCAATAGCTATCGCGTCCGTACTGACCACAAATTCCGCAGTGCGACCTAGTACCAGCCTCAATGCTGCGCGGGACGGGATGCGGCGCCATATCAATCTCAAACCTGCTGATCGCAAACCGGTACGGGTCGCCCATGCGCCCATTCAAAGTCCAGCCGTCAAAGTCTTCGATCATGGTTGACTGAACGAAATGCGCCACAGTTCCGTCAATTCGCTCGACCGCAACAGCAACTTTCGGCGACTGCGAAAAGAACTGCGCAATGCCATTGGCGCGATCTTCAATGCCGCCTAGCAGCGGCAAGCGGCGATATCCATCGATAACCTGCTCAATAGTCGGATCGTCCATCATCCCTCCAAATTAGCCCGCACTAGCGGCGCGTCACTTGCCCTTCGGCTCCAAAGCTTCGAATAACTTGCTCCGCAGTTCGTGCCGCACGCGCGTCTCTGCTACATAATAGCCGGGGTCCGCGACGTTACCGGCGACCGATTGAACGCCCACGAACATACGAATTGCGTTCATCATCGGCTCTGCGTCATCAGCCCGAATGTTGCTGTCTAGCACCACGGTCAAAGAGTGATATCTGTCAGTCATCCCGCCTCCTAAACCACGGTTTGTGGTACGTCGATTAGCTGCGCGAGCTTAAGGCGGACCGTATATGGTTTGCCGTGTCGCCATTCGGTCGGGCCATGCTGGATCATTTCGGCGGCAGTAACGCTCAGCCGGAACTGGATCACCTTGCCATCGTGAAACACGGTCAGCACGGCAGGTTGATTTTCATGCGATGCGTCCCAGAGCGCATCGGCCGTTTCTTTATCCAGGTTCAGTTCAAGCATCCCGCCTCCTAGCCCGCAGCTTGCGGCGCGCTGCCCGAGCATCAAGTTGATCTTTCAGTCGGAAATATAGACTTCTGTCCTTCGGTACCGGGATATCGCTCACGCGCCAGAACAGTACCTGCTGGCCTTTCCAATGAGTATCGGTCGCCCAGTAATCGGCATCGCCCGGCTTCTTCTTGGCGACGGATTCCATGCGCAAAGGCATGTCTGTCCGCCAGGGCTTTAACACTCGCAACGCCGCGCCATCCAGACTATAGAGGATATCGCCCTCGACTATCGGCACTCCATCCAGAACTGCCAGCGGTTCCATCACACTCCTCCCTCTGCGCTCTTTCGAGCCGCGTCAATAGCCGCCTCAAGCGAAGTGTGCTTTTCTGAGTCGTAACAGACTAAGATCGGCGCATCGATATCGTTATGATGCTCGCGAAGCCATTCCCAATCTTCCAGTTCCTTCGCGACTTTATGCAGGATGTGCCGGCATACGATTTCCTGCACATCATTTCCGATGATAATGTCGGCCATGTGGCGCAGCGTTTCCGCAGTAGTTGGTGTCGGCGCGAAGCCCGGAGATTCAATGCTGCCCGCGAATCCCTGCGTGGACGGCAAGCCCGGAAATCCAAGCGTTGATCGAAACGTCATTGCGTGCCTCCGTTTTCAACGAGTCCCATTGTCTCTCTGTGCCGCGGTATCCGATAGTGCCGAATCATCAGAATCTTGACCACGAAGGCACACGACCATCCGGCCAGAGCGGCCGCCGACCACCAGCGACCGAGCACACCAAAGAAAAATACCGTGTAGACGCAGTGCAACATGTACGGCCATTGCTCTAAGCCATTCAGTGCTCGCGAGTCTTTGACTCGGTAGAGCGTGCGCAGGCCAAAGGCGAATGGGATCATCAGCGCGAATTCGAAAGCCGAGTTGAAGATATCGAGGCCGGCTATTGCTTCGGGACTCATCGAGCACCCTCATTGGCTTTATTTGCTGCGGAGATAGCCTTCCGCATGCGTGAGGCGAAATCGCTCTGGTCGGGATGGTCCGGTGAGAACCATGTTACAAGCGCTCGCGTGATAGCGTCGTCGTCAGTTTTGCTCGGTGTCGCCATAATCCCCCGCGCAATCTCCGGCGTCAGCGGATCGCCCCAGAACACACCCTCGGGTAATGCTGCGCAGGCTGATTCGAAGTCTTGTTTGGTCATTTCGCCCTCCATCGTGCGATTTTGAATGGACTACATTTCGACAGCATACAATCGCTCAGGTGCATAAACAAAGCACACATCCGGGGTTCGAATCCCCGTCCCTCCGCCAGAAGCGATTGATTTCAAAAGACTTTTTTCTTCGCGTTGTCCAAAAATTATCCTATATTCACCCCGGTTTACCCAACTTTCGACAGCTTTTGGACAACATGCTTTTTGCCGAATTTTGCCTCGGCTTTCCCGCCTGCATCTGAGTCCGCGCTGGGTATCCAACGAGCATAGACTTTAGCGGTCATCACCCATGAAGAATGCCCCATCTGGGTTGCCACCCACATCGCGTTTTCACCCGCTGACAACATCATCGATGCGTAAGTATGCCGGGTTTGATACGGTCTACGGTAGGCCACCTCCGCCTTTTTAATGGCGCGTCCCCATGCGGTCCAGATCGGGTTTTTACCGCCCCACGGGTCGCCGGTGCGCGGATTCAAAAAGATATAGCCGTCGGCCAATAGTGTGAGCGGCTTCTGCGCCTCAAGTGCCTCAAGTGCTCCCGCCAACAGTTTGATCTCCCGCCGGCCAGCCTTCGTCTTCGTGTCCTCCGGTTCTTTGGCGGTCGTGGTCCATGCCCGTGAAATGCGGATAATGCCGCGGTTCCAGTCGATATCGGACCAGCGAACAGCGATCAGCTCTGACGTGCGCAAACCGGTCCAAAAGGCGAATCGGAACAGATTGCGCTCGGCCGGCTCGCCGCACGATTTCAGGATAAGCTCCTGCTCTTCGCGCGTGAGCGGATCCACATCGTCATCCTCTCGCGGCGCCTGCGGAATCGTATAGGCCTTGCCGAATAGCGGGTTGGCCTCGATCAATTCATCGTGCACAGCATCGTCGAGCGCGGCCCGCAACACGCTTTGCCGATTAGCCAGGGTCTTGTTCGTGCATTCCATTTTGTCCAGCCAATCGCGGATCATTTTCCATTTCAGGTCGGATAACGCAACCTTGCTGAATTCCTTGATAATCAGGTTGACGGTGATCCGATACCCGTCATGCGTGCTCGCCTTCACATGCTTTTTCTTGCGGTCGAGCCAACCTTCAAGATAATGACCGACCGTTTCGACGTCGCCCGGGCGTTCCGCGAATACCGCGGCCCTCGTGGAATCGGGGAACGTCTCGCGATAAACGAAGCGCCCCTCATAAATCGCCTGCAAGATCGACTCCCGGAAACGCTTCGCCTTCTTCAGGTTGGCAGGCGTGGGCTCCCAAGGGATGCGCTCTCTGCATCTCTGTTTCTCAAAGTAGAACGAGATTTCGATTGAGGACGCACTACCGGCTTTGACGCCTGATCGGTCTCCACCCATTTTTCATACTCCTCGATGTTTATCAGAATGTGGCGATCCGGGGCCTTCCTCCAGATCGACGCAGGCCATTTTTCGTCCTGAATCTTGCGCCTCACCGCCGCTTCGGTATAACCGGATTCAGAGGCAAACTTGCCTATCGTTACCCATCGTATCATTTGCCTCTCCTAGCCAATTTTTGCGTGTAATTTCAATGATGCGTTTTGCTGCGTCGGTCATGCGTCACGCGCCTTTGACGCAGAGCACCTGCTTTAACGTATGCACGACCTCGACCAGGTCAGTCTGATTCGCCATTACCTCGTCGATCGATTTGTACGCGCCGGGTATTTCATCGAGCACCGCGTCATCCTTGCGACACTCGACGCCCTGTGTCTGTTCGGCCAGATCGGTGAGAGTGAAAGTCTTGCGCGCCTGAGTGCGGCTCATCCTGCGACCGGCGCCGTGCGAGCAGGAGCAGTACGATTCGGGGTTCCCCTTGCCGCGGACGATGTAGCTTTTCTGGCCCATCGAACCGGGGATGATGCCGAGGTCGCCTTCGCGGGCGCGGATCGCACCCTTGCGCGTCACCCATAAATTCCGGCCGAAGTGGTTTTCGCGCTCGACATAGTTATGATGACAATTCACAGCTTCGTGCGTGATCGTGAATTCGACCGGGATATGTCGGCGCAGCGCCGCAATAACGGCGGCCATCATGACGCGGCGATTCTCCAGCGCGTAGTCTTGCGCCCAGTTGACCGCTTCGACGTAATCGTTGAAATCATCGGTATCCTCCGGAAAATACGCGAGGTCGCCATCGGGCAGCGTGATGAAGTATTGCTCCATACGCTTCTTTGCCTTCTCGATGAAGTAGCGGCCAATCAGGTTGCCGACCCCGCGCGAACCGCTATGCAGCATGATCCAGACGTCCTGCGCCTCATCAATGCACAGCTCGATGAAGTGATTGCCGCTGCCGAGCGAGCCGAGCTGCGAAACAAAATTCTTGTTGAACAGCTTCGGGGCTTTTCCGATAATCTGCTCATATTCAGCTTTCAGGCAGGCGGGGAAGGAGTGCGAGTCGCGATGCGCACCGCCGGCGCCAAGCGGTACATCACGCTCGATCTGGTGGCGAATCGCGAGCAGCGAGTCCGGCAAGTCGCCCGCCTTCAGCGACAACCGAACCGCATTCATGCCGCAGCCGATGTCGACGCCAACTGCGGCCGGAATTATGGCTTTGTCGGTGGCGATTACAGTGCCGACCGTTGCGCCGATGCCGGCGTGGACATCGGGCATACAGGCCACGCCATTGCCAGCGATGAACGGCAGGCGCGCGAGGTTCTTAAGCTGCTGCAGCGCCGACTCTTCGACTTCATCGGTCCAAATTTTGATTGGGCGCGAACCCGCCTCGTTGATGACTTGCTTCATATTTCCACCTTCCTTATAGATTTTTGCGACCACTCATTCCGCCAATTCCCTACACCAATCACAATCCCCTCCCAGCCCAATACCATGCTGGCAAGTGCGGCGTTCGTCGTGGTATTCGGGCTCAGGTTCGGCCCAGTCGTCGGGGTCGGTCATGAAAGCTCCTTCTCGGCTGCCGCCAGGGCGGTGTTAAGTTCGGTCATGGCATCATGCGATCCGCCTTTGTCCGGATGGGCGGCGCTAGCCAGTCGCCGGTATGCCGCTTTGACGATATCCATGCTCCGTTCACCAGAATAAAGGCCCAACACTTCGCGCCAAGTCTTTTCAGCGCTCGGTGCCGGCAATGCTGTAAATCCAGTGAATGCCGCTTTCATCATGTCGCCCGTGCCCCAACGGGCGATTCCGCGCAGTGCATCGATGGTCTTAACGATGGCATGCATGTTGTGCTCGACCTTATCCCATCGATCGCATGCGAAACTCGTCTGCTGGCCGTCCAGCGTGAAATACACGGCCACGCCTTCATCATCGATCTTGCGATAGCTGGCGTAGGGCAACCCATCTTGCCGAAGCGGTATGTTTGTCGAGATGACGAGATTCCGGGCACCGAGGCGTTTCACTTCGGCAATCAGGTTGTCGCGCGCGACGGCGAAGGATGTCGTGAAGTTAGCGCGTGCACGCCGATATGAAATCGTGCGCTTGCGTCCAGCAGGCCACTGGAGTGGATATGCGGTTGTCATGCTACGATCCTTGAAAAACCACGATGGAGATGAGAATGGCAAAACCGAGCCTGACGCGAGTGCAATACGTCGAGATGGTGAATGAACGTATGCGCGAGCATCGCGAGTACACCAAGGAAATGCACGCCCATTTTTATCCGAAGGGCGCGCTGCCTGAGGATGCCAGCGGTATCTACCTTGAAGGTCCGCCGGTTGCCCGCGGCGTTCTTGCCGATGCACATGCCAAGATCGCTGCGGAATACGACTTCGAAGGGCTTCCGATGGATTAGGCCAATGTGGCAGAGCAGGGCGCGAGTCATGTTGCGACTCCAATGGTCGCCGTAGCAGCATCAATGCGCTCACCGAGCCAAGCCATGCATGGCACGGCCATGGAGTTTCCCAGGGCCTTGTAGCGCGGCCCATCCACATCTTTGACGCGCCACTTGCCAGTTTTCTTGGTCCTCCGGATCTCCAGCCCCTCGGCAATGCAACTTTCCGGGGTCTCGCTGGCATCCATCGCACGCCATCCATTCCATGTAGGAATGAACGTGTAGTCATCAAGGAATCCCTGCAGGCGCTCGCATTCGACTGGCGTGAGCCGGCGCACGCGCATACGGCTCACCACGTTCCACGGCTTGACCGTCTCCAGCGTGCCGACTTGCTCGACAGACATTGGAGGCGAACGGTCGTAACCGCGACCGTCATCGCCGCGAAAACGATCCTGAAAGGCGACGATCGGCTGGCCGCGCCCGGTGCCGTCTTCGCTCGCGTCGAATCCATCGGCCTTCAATGTGTGGGTAATGTCACCCGTTACACAGACGGCTTGCGCCTGCGGACTGGACGAACCAAGCGCGCCGAATATGTGCTCACTCGATACAGGGTCTTGGCGCGAATCGAAAGCGATCGCCGGCGGATGCGCACCAGCCGCAAGCGGATGGCACGGGTCACCGTGTTCGGGCTGCGAGCGATTCGTCGCGCTGGTTATCTGAGTGGTATCGAATGGCAGCGGCTCGCGATTCATCGGCGCGAGTACGTGCGGCTTGTCACCCCCTCCAGATGATGCACGCAGGCATCCAGCTACCTCATCTCCCAGTTCGGCTGTAGCGCCACCTTCGCGCCCCCTCAGAGTTACTGAGCGCGCACGGTCCGGTTCGACGACGAACGTTTCAGTCTCGAAATCCATCCGGCCGCTGGCGCTGGCGCATGCGTTACGCGCCGTTGCGATATCTATCGGCCCGCTCGTATTGTTTCCACCGAACGCCATCACCGGCACGAGGTGCGTATGCCCATGATTGGCGTCTTGGCCGCTGCAACCCTGTAAGCGGCCGTAACTCGCATCAAGGGTGGAAACTACCGGCTGCAGGAATCCAGGCGTATCGCCGCCGTCGGGCACTCCGTTGCGGGCGCCAAGAGCTGCGGTAACAGTGCCGGCGCACATGGGGGAATCGTCATAGCTGAATCCACCACGCTTGCGAGCGCCGCCTGTAACGGTGCCGGCAATGTCTTGCGACGTTTCTCTGCTCGGCGCAATATCCCCGCGCAAGCCGTCGAACTCAAAAAGTACCTTGACGGGATCGAAGCCTTTACGAGCACTTGCGATAACGAACACACGGCGGCGACGTTGGGCCACTCCGAAATATTGGGCGTCGAGGACTCGCCACGCGACTGTTCTCGTGGGTCCAAACACACAACCAGCGTTCGCCCATTTTTTCCCTGGCGGTTCGAGTGCGACATCTTCGCCGGCAAGTGCCGCAAGAAAGCAGCCGAACGCATTGTCTTTGGAGGATAGGACGCCAGGGACATTTTCCCATCCTGCGATGGCGCGCTTGCGGCCGTCTCGCTCCCGAACATAGTCAATTGCATCAAGCAGCCTCACATAAGCAAGAGTAAGTTGACCGCGCTCGTCTGCAAGCCCTTCGCGCAGGCCGGCAATTGAAAACGCTTGGCATGGAGTGCCGCCGATTAGAATGTCAGGTGCCTCAACCTCTCCCGTAAGGACGCGACGCGCGATCATGCGCATGTCACCCAAGTTGGGAACGGTTGGGTAGTGATGCGCCAGGACAGCGCTGGGGAATGGCTCTATTTCGCTGAACCATGCCGCCTGCCAGCCGAGCCCGTGCCAAGCGGCTGATGCCGCTTCGATTCCAGAGCAAACCGAGCCATATCTCACACTCCCTCCGATCCCGGCAACTCACCTTGCGTGGTAAGTTGCGTACGAGCTGCGTCATACTTCCGTATCGCCCATGCAATGGCGTACAGGTTCCATATCAGATGGAAGGTATAAACGTCGCAGTTCACTTCCCAGAAATCATCAAAGATGCGCGGGTGCGCCGAGTCACTGAACTCATGCACTTTGTTGAGCGCGCTAGAATCCCCGTCACTCGCATAATCGAGGATGTCAGAGCGAATCCAATACCACATGCGCTTTCGCTCATCATGCTCAACTTCGTAGTCACGGCAATACTCGCGAAATCGGCGAATCACCTTGCGCTTAAAAACGTCGGCACTGAATTCTTGAGCGCTGCCTTTGCCGTATCCGTTGCAATCGACGGCGATCAGCTTCTCGGTCCAATAGCCTTCGTTGATATACAGCTTGCTCGGGTCGCCACGGTCGCCCGTGCGGAAGAACTGGAACATGTCGGGCGTGCGTGAGAACACGTATGTGCCCATGTCGCCACGGATGCACAGCGCACCGGGCCACGTCAGAATCTCGAACCAGTAGGCGCTATTACCTGACTGTCGGAACGAGATGTGCCGGTCCGTGCCTTCATCTCGGAAAATGGTCATGTGATGCTGAGCGATATCTCGCTCAAATCGCTGTTGATCGCAAGTCATTTGTCATTTCCTTGAAGGGCGGCGTCGATAGCGGCGACAGCATCAGCTTTAATCGCGCCCTCTGCGGTGCTCGCCATCACCATCGTGAGCATTCCCGGCACAGAGGCATCGATCATCACGGCATGCTCAGTGATCCAGCGGCCGCGCTCTGCATCCACTGCTAGCGCTTCGACCAGGGCGAGCAACTTCGTATATGCTGTCTCCCCTAGCGGCAAAGGTTTGCGTGGATCGATATATCGCCGGATGCAAGCATCGACTAACGTCGCAGCCGCCGCCATAACCTGCTCGACTGTTGGCGCTACTGTGGGGTTGGGTGTTGGTGTGGTCATGATTTATCTCCATGCGCAGAGGTCTTCATAAAGACGAGCCAGTGTGTGAGCCCTTTGCGGCCGCTTAGATGGCCAAAGAGCGGCTTGACCTCAGCCAGCGCCAAAACCTCACTCACCTTGATCTGCGTTTCATTCCACTTGAAGATCAAAACGCCATCCACGGAGAGCACGCGAAAGCACTCTGCGAAGCCACGGCGCAGGTCATCACGCCAGTCGGGACCGAGTTGCCCATATTTGGCTGCCAACCAGCTCTTGGCCCCTGCGCGGACCAAATGCGGCGGATCGAACGAAACCAGCTTGAAAGCGCCGTCCGAATACGGCAAAGCACGGAAATCCAGCATCACGTCAGGCTCAATGCGGAGCGTGCGCGTGCCGCTGTCGTTACCATGCGAGCGGTCAGTAACGGTCAGCACCTCGTGACGCTGGTCGCCAAAGATCACGCTCGGGTGCTGGCGGTCAAGCCACATCATTCGTCCACCGCAGCACGGGTCGAGAATTGTCTTTTCGGCTACGTCGCTCACGATCCGCTCCCGGTTTGCGGCGCAGTGAGAGCCCAGCGCATCGCCGTTCGCATGTCATCCAGTGATTTCTGCATGCTGTAATGGCGCAGCGCCGAGCCGGATGATCGCAGTACGGCATCGAGGCGCATGTCGATATCCGCATCACTCAGCCCGCTCGGCGCTGCTTGCGGCTGGGCGGCAGCATAGACTTCGCCAGGAACAGGCGGCGATGGTTCATCCTCGCCCGCCACCAGGTCGCCAGTAAGTGCCCATTTAGCGATAGAGCCATCCTCGATACAGGTGATATCGTCGTCGCGCTGGCTGTGCTGCCAATTCTGAGGTTCGCCGCTCACGGTATCGAATTCGTCGCTATCGATTGCGAAGTGATGGCCGTTGGCATAGAAGCGCAGGGCATCCAGAACCGGCTGTGGCAAGCTGCTTGCCACCACTCCCCCAGCCTCACCGATAGGCGCTTGCTTGCTTCCCGCGCGGTCGATTCGATGCTGGGCCACTTCGGCGCTAGAATGCTCGTGGGGCGTGTCTTTGCCGCATATCGGGCAGGCGAACGTTCCATCAGGGACTGGTTTTCCGCTTAGTTTCGCGAGCGCTGATTCCGCAAGAGAACGGCTAGCGAAAGAATCGCCCATGTCCGTGATGACGCTGTGCTGAGCGGACGTCCTGCGCACAATCACAAAGACTGCCTTGCCATCCTTAAAACTGGTGCAGATTTGTAATTGCGAAGCTGGATATTTGGCCGGATCACACGCGCCGATTTCGCTTTCGCCTTCAAGGTGCGCCATGTTCATGCACCACTCTTTGGTGATCGGCTCTTTCTTGTACGGTTTCGCGTCCGTCTCTACGGTTGCAGCCTCACCGCTATGGGGCGCGGCATCGTTTGGCGCAGGCAAGTCGAAATCAGCCGTTGCAGGCGACTTGACGCGATCAGCGAAGCGCTCTTTCATGCGTTCACGTTGAGCATCTTCGCGGGCCGATACTGAACCGCCGCTATGGGGCGCGGGGGCGGCACCAGACAACTCAGGAAATACCGGAACAAACTCACCTTCAAGGTCGGAACGAATGGAGTCAGCCGATTCCACATCAGGCGGCGGCTCTTTCTTCGGCGCAGCCAGAATCGCATCCCAGCCGCTGTGATAGCCGCGACTCTGGCCCAGCGCATGCAGCCGAGATAGCGCGTCCGACGTGGCTTTGTTGAGAAGCGATTGAGGATCGAATGACGGGCTCGCATCTACCGGCACAGCGACGGGCGCAGTGAAGCGAAGCGCCCAATATCCATCTGGTCTGCGGACCCATTCGCCAAAGCTGATCGACTCGCCCTTATCGTTCTCAACTTCGATGAATCGCCCTGAGGTAGGCCCGGGCGGAGCGTCGAACACGATATCGACAAAACCATCGACAGGCACAGCCCCATCGCTCTTGTGGGCGATAGCTGCTTGTGCTTGCCACATCTGCCATGCGAACTCATGCGTGGCATGCTCGTATTCGCCAGGGCGCACTTCGTCATCGGCGTCACGCAATTGAAGCTGCGCATTTGGTACGCGCCTTACTAATTCTCGCTCAAACGCCTCGCGGCTATCGCTAATAGGTCTGCTCATGATTGTTCCTTTTTTGGATTGGGGATAGTCACTGAGCGGCCTGAGGTTGTCGAGCACCAACCCGCCGTGTGGCCGTCTTGAGGATTACCTGACCTGTCGTCGTATGGCATGCGCCCGAAGGTATAGGTGTAGAGAACGCCATCGTCGCCAAGTCCATATATTTCATAGTCATCGCCACCGCCGACCTGTATCTGAATGATCCTCATCCCAACTCCTTAGCGCTCTTGATAGCGGCATTGGCCGATTGCAGCGCGCCGAACCCGTGCTTGAATCCGTTTCGATTGGCGTCGAGCAACGCCTGCTTTGCTTCCTCAAGCGCTGCTAGTAGTGCTGCATGCGAGGCGGTGAGGCGCAGAATTTGATTCGTGTTGACCTCGACAATCTCCACGTGGGGCGAATACATCTCAAGCGCATCGGTCCAGTCGGCATGTGTCAAGCCCTTCTCTGCGCGCCCACCTTTCCACTCAACGGGGATTCGGAGCGCCTTGCAGAGGATTTCGATTTCGCCGCATATCGCAGATTTACCGGTGCCGACATCGCCAGAAACGGTTACGGTTACAACGTTCATAATTTCACCTGTTGTCGATAGTTTCTAATCATCGTCAAGCCAAGTTCAAGCAGCGCCTCGACGCCATCAAGGAAGGTCTTAAGCGCGGCGCGTTCGCTAGCAATCACTTCACCTCTCCCTGTACCAAATCCTCCATCGAATCCCCGCTCGCTACCGGATGCATTGCCTTCCTCGCTACGAACTCCTCATGCGCGTCGCCAGCCTGCATTGAGTCCCATCGCGGGCGTTTTAGCGCTTGTTTGATTGCATAGATGATGACTGCGGCAGCGAGTAGGCAGAAGGTTAGGGCGAGGTAGTGGGCGAGATCCATTTTCTTCTCTCAATAAGAGGCGCCACGCTGCGCGCCGAGGGGGTTAGGCGTGTTCGGCTTCGAGGTGGGCCTAGAACGGCACGTCGTCATCCATGTCTTCGAATCCGCCACCGGCCGGGGCACTTGCTGGCGCTGGTGCCGCGCGCTGTTGCTGGCGCGGAGCAGGCGCGGGGGCCGGTGCAGCTTTCTTTTCGCCACCGCCAGCCAGATCGATCGCGGTAATGCGCGCCGAGAGCTTCACGCCTTCGCCGCCATCCGACTTTTTGAACGTTTCGATATGCGCATCTTCAAGAACGACAGTTACCAGCGTGCCTTTGACCAGATGCGGCGCGAGCGCTTCGGCGCGTGCGCCCCACAGAGCGCCATCGACCCATTGAGTCGGTCGCTTGCCGTTGGCATCTTTTCGCCCATAAGTGAACGCCAGCGATACGCTTGCAACGGCGTCATTGTTGGTCGTGCGGCGCACTTCAGCATCTCGGCCTATGCGGGCCAATCCGAAAATTTGAATCATGATTTCGCTCTTATGTAAGTTGGATAGTTAGGCGGCCATCGCCGATATCTGCTTGTGGGTTGCGTCCACTTCCGCCAGAAATTGAAGTAACTCAATTTCGTATTCGCGGATCAGCTCTTCGTCGCGCTCCCAGCGGAACACGAACAACTGGAGCTTTTCCGGCATGTCGGGATCGAATGAAACGAAGTCGACATATTCCGCGCCGGTCACCAGCGTGTTATGCAAAACCTGATTGACGTAGGTTGGTGGAATCCGGTTTTCGACCAGATACTTGAAGTGTGTTTTGCTCTTGGGGCACTTCGCCTCCCAAATACCAAACCTGCCGTCATCGTCGAGAAACCCGTCTACCGAGCAGCCGGCCATAATGTCTTCGCGGTACACGAAGGGGCTTTCCTGTACCGTGATGCCGGTCTGAATCTCGTACCGCATCCGCGCGAACGGCTCGCGCTCGTTGCCACGGTCGGTGTCATCGCTCGAGAAGTCATCGGCGCACGGTTTGCACAGCAATCGCTCAAGGGCTAGTTGCACGCGATAATCAGCGCGCGTCGCGGCCTCGCCAGACTTAACCTTGGCCGTGACAGCGGCAGCGCGTGAGCCAGTCGCCCGACCGGCTCGATCTGCCAACCACTCGGGCGTCTGCTGGGCATGCTCGGAAACCACAAAAATTCGCTTCATTGCGCGCTCCCTGCGAGTTCGGTTTTCTTTCTTTCGACCATCGTTTTGAACAGGTTCCAACTCGGGATATCACCGAGAGCCTCGAACGCGGCGCCAGCCATGGCGCGGATACGTCGAACTTCATCGGCTGTTCCGGCTGAGGCCAACTGGGTTTCCCATTTCATCCAGATTTCGTCGGCCTTGCCTTGAGTGGATCCCCTGCCGTCGTCATCCGGCATATCTTTGGGGGCTAGGCCGACGGCAGCCAGAAGCGAATAGCGCTCAAGGTAGGTATTGGTCGACGACATGGCTTGGATATTGTTTTTCCCGCCAGATGCATCGGCACCGCCTTCCAGCATCGTTTCCTCGCTGTGGCCCAGTTTGTGGGTAATCACGCATGTAATCGTGAGGACGCCGTTATCCCGCCTGCCAGGCACCCATCGGTGACTAAACCCGTGATTGGCAAGGCTTGCGACGATCTTCTCGCATACGTTCCCGAGGGTCGCGTGCGAATAGGCGGTTGTGCCTTTCCCGGTCTCGTAGCTGACGTTCTTGTCTTTCATGATCGCCGGCGCGTTCAGCTTGAATTCGGCCATCGCCTCGGCAAATGCCTTGCGGGCCTCATTCGCCTCCCACTTGATTTGCATATCCATCAAGCGCTCCAGCCGATCTAGGTCGGCGCCGCTTTCAATGGCATAGCGCACCAGATCGGCGGGCGTAGCGGATGACGCGACAACCGCACGCGGCTGCTGTACGACCGGCGCTTTCGCTTGCTGAGCCTCAGCTACGTCGAACTCGGTGATTTCGGTAATGGCTTCTGCATTCATGCTGCTTTCTCCGTTGGGTTGGCTGCGACGTTCTCGGCGGCCAACAATTCATCGGTCGCGGCATAGTCGAATTTCTTCATCCATTGCATGACGTCGCCAACAGTGACGCCGTAATCAGCGGCCAAGCGCTTGACGATTTCCACGTCGCCAGGGCCGTTCTGCTCGAACTGGACAAGCTCACGGTGGATTCGCTCGGCCTCGGCTGCTTCCCGTTCTGCCTGGACACGGGCAGCCTTTGCTGCCGCCTCACGCTCCGCGTCGATCCGCGCGTTTTCGCTCAAGGCTTCGCCGTGGTCTGCGTCGAGTTGCTGAGTCAATGCCTCGCTCTCTTTGCGCTCAGCCTCGGCCAGCAACCGGCGAATCTCGGCAACTGCGGTCGTCTTGGCGCTTTCGGCGGCGCCGGCGAGGATACCGAAGCGCTCGGGGTCAATGTTCCATGCCTCGGTCTCCGCTAACGTTTCGCGGATGCAGTGGATGGTGCCGCCCTTGCGGACACCCAGGCGGCCCGACTGAGAGATGATTACCTGCTGCTGGATGCCCTGAATCTCTGAGGTGGCGGCGGCGATGAGGTCGGCGGCGGCTTGTTGCTTCGCAGTCAGCGCCTCATGCGCGACCTGCTGGGATCGCCGTTCGGCCTCAAAAGCTTCTCGGGCTTCGCGGTCCTTACGCTCTCGGGCGGCACGAGCGGTAGCGGCTTCGCGGTCTGCCTTTTCCTGCGCGACACGTGCTGCAGCGGCCTTTGTCTCAATCTCGGCGGCCAAGCCTGCAAGCCGCTTGGCTTCGGCTTTCTGCTCAGCGGCCACGCGATCCTGCTCGGCACGCTCCGCTTCGGCTTGACGCGCTGACTCGGCAGCGGCCTGCTCGATAGCCTGCTGCGCCGCCTGCATCTCGCGCAGCTTGGTCGCAGCATGATTGCGCTCGACCTGAGCCTCCCCCGCGAGTTCGGCATATTCATCCAGGCCGATAACGGTCTCTGACAAGTGATCCGCAGCCACACCAATCTCGGCGGAAGGCTGGCCGACCATCGAAGCAGGCTTGTTGCGCATCACATCGATCTTGGCGCGGATGGCGGCGACACGAGCGGCCTCGGTGGCGGCAATGGCGGCTTTCTCGGCTGCGCGCTCAGCATCCCACTTGTCTCTGAGGGCTATCAGCCGGTCCCGCTCAGATTCGATAATCGCGATCCGCCGCTTCACTTCCACGATCACGGCTTTCTGGAAAGCATTCGCATCTTCGCGGGCCTCCTTACCGGTCTTGTCGGTATGCGTGATGGCCTTCGACAGCACCATCGCCGCCGCGTGGCATTGATCGCGGCCGGCATTGTTCTTGATTTCAACGATGTCGGTGTATTGCTTCGACAGCGCCACAAGCTCCTGCTCATGCTTGTCGGCGCCCAGTGCTACCGCTGCGCGCTGCACCACGGTGAGCGCAGTCGTTTCAGGCTCTTGCTCAATAACATCTGACATTTCTCTCTCCTTAATCTGTTATTCGGCGATGCTCAAACCATCGGCCTAACCACTTGCTCACTCGCCCCATGCGCCGAAGCTACGATGTACCAACCGAGAACGGCAAGCAGCAGCGCCGCATACAAAGCCCGTGCAGCCCACGGATGACGGCGGCAGAAGCGCATCCAGGCGGTGTCGAATTTGACGAGTAAGCGGGTCATGTTCATTCCATCCAAGAGACGCAATCCGCTGTTTCACATTTGCCCCATACATGGCCATTTGATGCGGCTTGGGACAGATGCAGGCGACCACCGCAGGCGGGGCACTCGATCACCTCCTGCTTGCCTCGCGGTAGCTTTTTGCGCCACTCGGCAACGACCGGGCCGACCTTTTCCATACGCCGGAAAATCTCTTCGATGCTCTCGTGTCGCGCAATCGCGCTTTCAAGACTGCGGCGCTCCCATGACGGGCAGGCTGATGTTGGGCTTTCGAGCAAGTGACCACGAATGCAGGGCTTCTTGTGCCCCGCGACTGCGCCGCACTTTAGGTCGCAGTAGTCGTCATTGAGGCCACTCTTACCAATCGGCTTGTAATGCACGCAGTAGCTCATGTGGAAGTCGATGCGCTTTTGACGAACTGCCTCGGCATCGTCGGTCGTGTGATTGATCATTGGACACCTACCGGATGGAGGAAACATTCAAGCCATGCGAAGGCGATTGCACCGCCGAACACAAGCGTCCACCCAGCAATACGAAAGGCCCTATGGCGCTCGCAAGCTGCGCGGAGTAGGGTGTTTTGGTTGGGGAAGTTCATTGGGCACTCCCGGCGGCTTTGGCGATTGCAGCACGCTCTGCTGCCATCTGCGTCGAAATGGCGGGGCTCCACTTTATGTGTGGTCCATCCGCCTCTATTGGGGCGCATCCTGGTGCGTATCGGTCGAAAACGAACCGTTTATTACCGTCGTCGCCCTGCTCAAGCCGGATCGTGTTCCACGCGTCGCCCAAGTCGGTCCATCCACACCCCCTTACAAGTTCTGAGGTGATGTGAACCACAAAGCTAAATATGTGCGGCTGACAACCCTTTGGGCATGCGATCACTTCGATGTTTTGCCGTCCAACAAAGAAGCGATTAGGGGCTTTCCCGCAGACGGGGCATGGAACGAGTTTGATCTCACTCACAACACACCTCCCTCTGCCGCCACTAACACACGCCGACATTCCGGCCTGATCGTCAGACCTTCGTGCTCGACCGCTTTCATGGCCGCAGTCAGCAACTCGTCGGCTTTAACGTCGGCCATCTTGGCAAAAGCTGTTTCCAGCAACGTGCGTGCAGCGAAGCCTAGTCGCTCATCGCGATTCGCTTCATCACCGGCCCATGCGCAACTCAGGACCGTCCCCTCTGCTTGCGCCCAATACTCGGCGGCGCATTGCATGTCTAGGCCGGTAGGAGCCTTGCAAAGCCGCTTGTATTCGATCTGCGCGAGTTGCTCGTGTGCTTCGTTGTATGCTTCGATCTGCTCCAGCACGCGCGAGTAATGTGCAAGCGCTCGCTCGTGTCGTGCTTCGCCTATTGTTTCGGTATGGGCTAAATTCATGGTTGCTCCGGGAAATTTGTTGCGGCATCTCACCGCTGCGGCTTATTGAGCGGCCGTCGCTTTGGGGGGAATTACTGCGGTGCAAATGCCGCGAGTTGCGTCGCGTACCAGACCTCGGCCCAATCAAGCGCAAGCGCGGAAACTTGATTCGTCTCCGGCGTATCGCCTTTGCTTATTCCCATAAAGAAGCGCTCGACCGGGCGCGATGAATCTCGCGTGAGCTTGAAATCACTAGACTCGACACTGAGATTTTGAGCGTTGGCGATCGTGCCGACGAGACAAGCGCATTCGCCCGTGTAAGTCGAGCCGTCGACGCGGCCACCCTTTAGCGCGGCGATCAGAGATGGAACCTCGCGCGGAGCCTGGGAAATCACTTCAATGAAATCCGCCTTGATTGGCATCAGGTTCGCGCTACGCAGGTCCGCGCTACGCAGGTCCGCGCTACGCAGGTCCGCGCCACTCAGGTCCGCGCTACTCAGGTTCGCGCCACTCAGGTCCGCGCTACTCAGGTTCGCGCTACGCAGGTTCGCGCTACTCAGGTTCGCGCTACGCAGGTTCGCGCTACTCAGGTTCGCGCTACGCAGGTCCGCGCTACTCAGGTTCGCGCCACTCAGGTCCGCGCTACTCAGGTTCGCGCTACGCAGGTTCGCGCCACTCAGGTTCGCGCCACTCAGGTTCGCGCTACTCAGGTTCGCGCCACTCAGGTCCGCGCTACTCAGGTTCGCGCTACGCAGGTTCGCGCTACTCAGGTTCGCGCTACGCAGGTTCGCGCTGGCAGCTATCGCCGCTTTTACCGTCAATGCCATGGTGTTGTTTTCAGCGTCATGCGAGAACAGCACTTCCAGCGACCAGCGATGCAAAATTTTGATTTCCATTCTTCCTCTCCAGTTATTAGAAATTCAGCACCACACCACCGAACTGAAATCGACTGTCCGGCAGTAAAACGACGGCCGCTCATACCCGCCGAGCCGCTCGCTCCAAACCTGATGCGGCCATGTGACGTATTCCATGTACGCATGCGATAGCAGAATCAGAATGGTGCGCATTTCGGGCTCCTTTACTATGAGTAGTCCTTACCGCCGCACTCTCATTGAAAGCACGTTGGTAAAGCTTGCGCGCTTGTTCGGCTACACCCGATCTGATCGGCTCCGACTCCAGCACGCACTTCTGCAGCAATCACCCGAATCCTGTTCGGATAGTTGCCGCAGGCGCGTTTGCTTACTACGCGAGCAAACTGCTTTGTTCCGCGCCCCTTGCGGGGAATGGTTGCAATACTCTGCTATCTCGTGTCGACCATGACGACAACGGCACGGGGAATATCTCCGGTGTTCTGGCCTTACGGCCCGCGCTTGCTGAATTTTTAAAGATCGATACGCAACCGGCTCTGCCGGAATGCGGGTACTGATAAATCGCTTTAGTCAGCAACCTCGTTGAAGTCGCTGAGTACTGCGATTTGGGTCAGGCTACGTACCGCGGCAGAGGATATTCGCTGGGCGACGTCTGGCACATGATCGGCGCTGAGCGCAGGTGCTGCGGTACGTGAAACGTTTCCCACGTGCAAAACGTCGCTTGCATGTAGCAACGCAATGCGCGCTCCTGCTCTTTCGCGCCAATGTGCGGGGTGTACTTGCCGCGCGGGTTGCCGAATTTCTTGCTGGCAGTACCGCGGCCCTTACCGCGCGAACGGTATTGGCCAATGTCAGCGAGTGCATCGCGCTGCGCCGAGCCGCCCAAAGACATCGCCGCAGCGATTGCGGCCATCATTTGGTGAGCGCGGGCGAATGGATTTGCTTGCATTTATTTCTCCAGTTAGCGGCAAACGCCGCAATTATCAAAACTTCAACCCACGCACCATCTCAACCAGCATCCGCGCAAAAAGGATTGCTGCGAGGATTCCGTCTATT